GTTTTTGCCAATAAGCGTGATGCTAGTAGTGGTAGTATCTACCACACCGTCAGCAACGGTTGTAAGTTGATTTCCATTGGTTAAGTTTACATAAAACGTCATCTAATTACACCTGACTCGTTAAATTGGTTAATGTTTGAACACGAACAGTATAGTCTACTTGAATCAAACGGTTAAGACTCTTTTGAATTGGGTGAAAAATAACATGAGTGATTAAATTTCCACTGTTAACGGTACTTCCGTTCCACACACGCAAGCCCAATTCGTCAAATACGAACGTGTCATTAAAGTTTGTAGTATTATCAAATGCCTGTTGATTACTTGGTTCGCCGTAATCAAGGGTACAAGTAACAAAAATATCACTATAAACGGTTCCCTGTATGTGACGAACTTCCATTTTATTTCTGGTTGGGTCCAGATTATAAGTGCTATTGTTGTCAACGACTTTATAATATGTTTGATTATACAAACTACTATTGCTGCCACTGGTATTAGTAGGCAAATAGGTGATTACACCAGTACTGTCAACACTTGTACCGCCATTTCCAAAAGCCATTTCACTAACAAATCCTTGCCCACTATTAGACAAACTCTGCGCTAGTGCAAGAGAAAAGTTTTCATAATGAATAGCATTTCTTTTATCTACGAACACCTCACCGCTGTTGGGATCGAAAATCTTGATGTGTCCCTGTAATAAAATACCGCTATTCTCATTTGGCTTGGTCATCTGTGGTTCCCTAGAAAGTTTAGTTTTAGTATTTATTGGTTTTTCATTCACTGTTTTATTCATTATGACTCTCTAATAAACTGAGCTTGTGCTGTATTACTTACCTGTATGCTTTCACCGATGTTAGTAAACAGTTTTCCTTGCTTAATTGTTCCACCCGCAGCAACATGTATAGTTGCATTATAACTATTTGTTATATATGCATCTTTGTTAGCTGGCAATGTTACAATAGTATCGGCACTATTTGGTATCTCAAGTGCAAAACTACTATCGTATACATCTGTTCCACTTTGATGAACAGTTGCAGCACCAGTTCCAGCAGTTCCACGGCGAAGATTTCCAAGTCTGTTACCTTCTACGTCAACATAACCATAGGTTATTCTTTCACCATTTATCAATACTACACCAGCACGATTGTTCTTTGGATCAGGAACTTGTAACTTGGTCACATCTTCACAATATATCCAAGAATCAGAGAGAACCAAATCTTTAACAAGACGTGTAGTTTTACTAGGTTTAATTGAATAATATCTAGTATTATCTCTGATGTCCTTGAATATTCTGAATGTAGCAGCATTTTGGCGAATGCTATTACCAAACATGCGAACAGTAATAATACTATTAGGATTTATATTCAATGCAGCACTCAATACTATAGTAGTTGAGTTTTGTAGAATATAATCTTGATATGGTATCAGTGGTCTACCGCCGATGGTTCCTGGGTCTTTTACTGTAACATAAATCTGATTAATATTATTAATCGCACGTGGTAAAATATATGTTGGAGTGACAATACTAGTTCCTGCGAATGTCACCGTGACTCCAGAACCATTGCTAGTGGTTGGAAGACTCAACGAAATTGCTGTTCCATTGATTGCTACGACCTTTGAAGTATCCTGAATGCCATCACCAGAAACTTCTTGCCCAATTAAAATACCAGTTGAACTAGCAACGGTAATATATGGACTACCTGAACTAAACGTAGCTGTCGTTATGATATTACTAGTGATTTCGTTGTCAAACGCTTTTACTTCAAATCCGAAACTTTCAAATCCAGTATCACCCACGATTGTAAGCGGAACACTTGATCCACTAAACATTTTTGTATACAGATCAGTAGTATCGTGGTTACCCATTACTAATACAGAAATAGTACTATTAGGCGGAATTGTCAGTGCTGAGTTTAACCACAGTGACGATTTAGTATATTTTCCAGAGTCATCAACAGTGCTATAGATTTTAAAATCTGCACTACTACTATCGCTGAACACAATACGACTATTATAAGGAGGAATCTTAGTAAAGTTAATAACGGGCATTACTAAGTTTGCTGGGTCACGGGTAACAGTATAATCCACACCGTTAATTTGTATTACTCCATTCAAAATAACCAACAATTCGGCATCAGAAATTATTGAAATATTCTTATTAAGCGAACTAGTTAAATTATAGCTTGAAGTAATACCGTCACCAACATAGTAGCTTTGTTGTGGGGGAATCAAATCAGAATTATTAAGACGAACAATTGCAAACGAACTAATAGGTTCAATATATTCTGCAGTATTGTCCAACACAAAACTATAATCTGCTGGATATGTAGGAGTACTACTGACCTTAAACGATTGTTCTGTAGCTTCCATATAAGCTCTTATGCCTAACGGAATTGCATATAGGTGCACTTGAACATAATCGTTAGCATTTGGTGGAGTGTCAAATCTTACTGATAATATACCTCTGCCATTTAATTGCTTATTAACTAACATCCAGTTACTAACAACTTTTCCGTTTACCTTAACGTATGCCTGTTCAACTGAGTTTAATGTACTGTTTGGTATATCAAAATCAGTTTCGGTTCCTGTGGCAACGTATTCTCCATCAAACACGGAACTTAAACCAGTGCTTCCTAACATAATAATGTAATATGATGTTAATGGATTTGGAGTATTAACTAGTTTTATAACCAAATCTTGCCAGTCTACAACATAGTCTGTGCTTTCTGTTAATGTACCAGTGATACGATCAACGACGATAAACTTTTCAATTCCACCAATAGGCCATGTCACTCCCGTATTTTTAGGGTCAAAACTAATTGTTGCTTCTGAATTATATTTTGCAGTAAACACTTTAATATCTGGGTTACCCGTTGATTGCGGTAATGTTCTTACCGTAATATCAAGAGTATCTTGGATAATACCTGGTATTAATTCTTCGGGAGCATGGCTATTGTATTGATCAACAAACTTACCACCGTCAATGTTGATATCTTCAGGACGTATTCCTAAACCAGTATCAGTAAAGCTGCTACTAATCTTAGAATCAAGTGCCTGAATACCATAAACATCAAGAATACCATTTTCATCTACGGTCGAAGTCAAATCATAAACTAAAGAATCATAATTTCCGATATCAAAACCAGGAGTTTGGTTGAAATCTTGACCAATAACTCCAACACCGCTATATTCCATTCCTACCATTACTTGAGCAAGATCACGTCCAGCCATTCCACTAAGTGGGCTATAGTATGCCCACACACGGTCAGCGGCATTATCTAACCATAAACCGTTGTAAACACTTAGATTATTGGTGTCAAATACAGTATTACTAGTAAAATTAGCATTTGCAATATAACTAGTGTTCTTATAAATTATAATATCATACTGAGTGTACTCGGTATTTGGATACCATACTTTTACAATAAGTGGTAAAAACTTTACAAAATCAAATATGTCGCCGCTGGTGTGATCAATAATTACACGATACGGTTCTGCATTGTTTACTACTACAGTGTCAATTGCATAGTGAGTATTTGGTGACCAATCTTGTATATTATTAAAATATGTATAGCGATCAAACTTTACAATAGTATTAATATTTCTAACAAGACCATCATTTAAAATAGCATATGCCATTGCACCTTGACCAAGACCACGAATTTGAACAGTTGCATATGTATAGCCAGATCCAGGATTTGTAATAATTATGCTATAAATTGTTCCGCCTAGCACAAGTGCTTTAGCTGTTGCACCATTACCATCTCCGACAATCGTAACAGTAGTTGCAGCAGTGTAACCGCTACCACCATTATAAATGTCGATTCTGTTAATCTGATAAGTGTGATGATTAACCCATGGTTGATAAATTGATTGATTTGCTAGCTGATCAGAATCTAATATATTTCCAAGTTGTGGACTGCGATACTTTTTCAAACCTGCATTATAATATGGCTGTAGATCAAAATCTGATACGCCTGTATTTGCAACGTCAACGTTATTTGAGTTGTCGTATCTAGCAACATACTGCTTCAACTTTGTATGATATGGTTTAACTTCTGCAAAGAAATCAGTCACAACCTTTTCTGGTTGAGGTAGATACACGGGCAGCGGATCAAGACCACGAACACGGTGATATAGGTCAATAAAGCTAGTTTTCATCAACCAATCTGTCTGCAGATGTTGATTTGCAATAGTGTCAATCATGAGCTTAATAAGGGTTTTAAACTCTGTGCGATATTCATTTGTTAACATTGAATTAGTAACAATATCAAATATTGCTGCAAACTCTAGGTTACAATCGGTTGCGTAACCAGTTATTTCAAATGCACTAGATTCAAATCCTTGACCAGATGCAGATTGACTGTATAGTTTACTATTGAAAGATATAGTAGCATTTTGTTGTGCCAATAACTCTAAATTATCAGAGTTAACTAGAACAAGTTTCCATCCACCTTCATTACTATTTTTAACATAAATTATGTCATTGATGTTAAGAGACAAGCTACTAATCTGGCTTTCTGTGTCAACAGTATAAGTTGGCGGTATTTTTGCATTATATTTTGTACTAAACCAGTCTGTATAGTTCCAATACTTTGTAATGTCATATTTTTGAACACGATATAGATTCCAAGTTCTTATATTTTCATTTGCAACATTTACATTAAGGTAATATAATGCCCAACCACCACCGATTGATGTATCATTTTTTACCAATACTCGTGTATTTGCCTTATATAATATTTTGTCAAGGTATCCCAATTCTATGTTGGTATCAACCTTTATATCATATAAATCTACAGTTGGTTCTGGCTCAGCATTGTTTAGTTCTTTAATTGATTGGCTTCTTACTAGAGCCATTGGGTAGACAGAGCAAATGTAATTTAACTCAGAAACAAATAGTTTTCTTGCAGCGAATGGTGCAGAGAAAACACTTTGACGTGGACGTATACTTGTTCCATAACGTTGTCCAATTGGTAGTTTAGGATCAGGAACAGTGCGTCCGCTACCATCCTGCAGTGCCATACTATCACGAATCTTGTTGATGAAATCTTCAGCAACGCCTAAATCAGTTCCATCATCGAACATTGTCCATTCAGTGTGTGTCAACTGTGGCTTTATCTGATTCTTATATTCAATTACTAGATTTGTGTCATCTCCAACCAGCGTTTGGCAATTATAAATTGCAATTGCTTTTTTATTAATAATTGCTGCAAATGGTTCTCCAAAGTTACGTGGAGAAGATATATTATTCTGCAATTCAAATGCACTAGGACGTGAATTGTCCGCTGGCACAGAAACACTGTTGCGTATCCAAAAATAATACTTAGATACGGCTAGACCAGTTGATTGATCTATTTCTGAGCGAACACTGTATACATCATTTACTGTATAAAGTGGTAAATGATTTGGATTAACTGCAGCATAGTCTTTAGGTGAAAGATTACTTTCAATCCATTCGTATATGGATACTTTACTTCCTGGGAATGCAAGACCCCAGTTATTAAACTGGTCTAATGTAGTTCCTTGACTATTATCATAATACTTTATAGTATTAGTATCCCACCACAGTGTTCCTACTTTTTCTTTTCCCCAATTATTTTTTGTATCATAACTGAAGCTAACTGTTGTTGGAACTTTATTATAAACTGCAGGGTCATAATTGATTGTGTAATCGATATAACTTTCAGCACTGCCAGGAAGTCTATTATGTTGCAAATCAATTATTGGTAAATCTGCGATCAATTTACTTGTGGTTGAGTTGTATAGGTAAACACGTTCGGCCATTCGACTGTCGTAATTAGTTCCGCCCTCACGTATAGTATTCCAAACTCGATCACCATTTTTGTTGTAATAAACGTGCATTACACCAGCAGGGTTACCTAAAACTTTTCCGTTAGGTGCACCAATTAAGATAAAGTTTTTACTAATAGCAACGCCAGTAGCAAACTTATCATAGCTAGATATAGTATTCTGACTCAACAGTTTTGCAAATACAAATGTTCCCTGATCGTCTGGGGTTTCAGTAGCACTGCTCTGATATTCATAAACATGTGCAGCACCGCTACGATAGACAATATCAACAAATCTGACAGTTTTTGCATCAAATGAAGTTTTGCCACCATCAATTGTAGTAACTGTTTTATTATTACTTAAAGTTGCACCGATAACAAGAGTTCCTGCATCTGGACTTACGTCAATTTTATTACCAAACTCTTCTGTATCTTGAAGAATTGGACTAAAAATCTTCTGTGTAAGTTGCCAAGGATCAATACCTAATGAATTGAGTGGGTTACCGTAACCGTTACGGAAACGTAGTTTATTATCAGCGATATTAATGTCGCTTACTATTTGTATTTCACCAGTTGGCAACAGAGATGCGGTTACACCAGGTATTTTTACACGGTTGATGTCGTTTACGCACTGTTGTGCGCCGCCGCCAATAAACGTCACTAAGAAATCATTGATGTACAACTTTAATCCTGCTGGCATAGTAAATCCAGCAACTGTTCCTGTTGCAACACCATATAGTTTAGGAACATTTACAAAACGAAATACTGCACCATTCTTTTTACTGTTGTAATTCCAGCCAGTGGCAGATACATATACACTGCAATCTATTGGACACAACTTTACAGTTGCTCCAAAATTAGAATCAGTTTGACCGTAATCAGATGTCAATATTTTAGTTGGAATAAATGCGTTAGTTTCTACTGCAACAATGCTATCAGAAATTGGGTAGCTATTCAATACAACAGTGTTGTTTGCATTATAGAAAGTTCCAGAAGCCGCAACACCATCTATTGTAATACTTGGGTTATTGAATGTTGTTGTTGTAGTAAATGAGTTTGCTTGTCCATTTGCCACAAAGTTTTCTATGGCACGTTCAAAGATATATGCTTTACCAGCATTAGTATATGTAACGTCTAATGTAGCATTGCTTGATTTGGCACCTACAACAACATGACGACCATCTGCACTACAACTTACGCTTGATCCAAATCCAATTACTTCTGGATCATCGGTTGTAAAGCTAGTAACTTCTTGAAAATAATTCTCATACGTTACTGAAACATTTGCACCAAGGGCAGGTGCAGTTACAAAGGTAATACTATCTTGGCTAGGTGTTTTAATATAGTCAAGGTCTGCCATCTTTAGAACACCGTTTACACGAACACTTACATCGTGATGACTTAATCCCTTAAGCTGAGCACTATTTGGAAAACCAAATATCGTGTTGTTATTGTCACCGATAACGGTATTCGTATCTGTATCAACCTTTTTATATTTGTAAACAAATACTTTACCAACAGTTGGTTCCCCAACAAATAGCCAATTTCCATCTTTGCTAGTGCATACACTGGTGCCAAATGTACTTCCTGGAACAAGATTTGGATATATTGCAATTGACTCTGAACCAGAAACGTTCACTGGCTTTGTTAATCCAATAATGTTGTATGTTGAACCAGTAGTTTTTAGATTGGCAATTTTTGTTCCGTTTGGAATACCAGCACCGACAACTGTCATACCGATAGCAAAGTTAGATAGAGATTGGCCTGTGCCACTCACGTAAACGTTGCTATTACTAGATGCAATACTGGTAGTCACATACAGATTGTCATAATGTATTACTTGATCAAGAGCAAGTCGTTGACTACTGACACTTGCAATATATACTGAACCTTTATTATTAGTATTAGGTGCAGAAATAGCAACAATATTATTGTCATTGAATTGAACTGTACTACCAAATCCCACGTCACGGCTGTCTGGTGTAAGTCTAATAAACTCATGCCAAGTATTATCCTGCTCACTTTCAAATACATATACTTGACCAGTTGATCCTTTACCTGTAGCGCCAACAACTGCAAGATTTTGCTTATTGCTTATGCTAATACTAGTTCCAAATTGATCTGCAGGAGTACTGAACACTGGACTGCGAGTTTCAAAGTATGACCAACTGTCAGTGTTTTTCTTAACATCGTAACCATTTGGCCCGTTGTCAATATAAACAATTTCATTATTTTGCCAACCACGTGCTGGTGTAAATGCACCAAAATCACGAACAGTATCAAAACGAATGTTAATTAGTTTTAGTAATACTGCATTTAAAGTACCACTTGCAATAGTAGTATCTTGTGTAATTTTAACACTGAATGTATTTCCACTTACATCACTGACACGGTAGAATCCACCAATGTCAAGTATGCCAGTACTACGACTTGAAGTCGTAATCTTTGCATTCTTAAGCATGATATAATCAAGTTTAGAAAGATGATGTGGTATATTAGTTGTAAATGTTAATTCACTTGGAGACGATTGATGCACATTGGTAACAAATATCTTGTCAGTTTGAGATAGGCGATATACACCCCACTGATTATCACCGTCTGCTGCAATCCATATAGTACTACTTTCACCAAGATAAGCATTTACTTTACTAATATTATAAATCTTACTAATGTCATACACCGTAGCATTAGTATTTGCAATCAACACTGGACCAGTAGTTGCAACAATTTGCTTATTATAATCAGTCTGTGCAAATATATCTGTAGTATAATTTCTTGGAGAGATTAGCAAATCACTCTGCTTAATACTATTATATTTTGGACTGCGTGGGTCTTGATTGTCAATAAACTCAAACAAGTATTGGTTATTAATGGTGGTAGTGCCGCCAATGTTAAACTCTAACTTATCAGTGTGTTCTGTTCCACCATAACTTCCAAGTTTAACTGCCCACTGTTCATTTAAACGAATGTCACTATCAATACGATTTTGTTGATTACGCAAGAAAGCATTGATTACGGCCTGTGAACCTTTTTGATTAATCATGCCAAGGTAGAACTTGTATTGGCTTACACGATCAAGCCCAAGATCGGTGAAATACTGACGGTCTTGGAATCCAACTGCGTGTTTGCTTTGAATATCTGCAGCAGTATTAAGGTCTGCTGAATCTGGATTGTAGAAATCTACAAACTGTGCAGCCCCACTTGCCATATTTGGAATAAGTTGTTTCTTTAGTAAATCGCCATTTATTTTATACCAGTCATTTGTGTTAAACTTAGCAGTTCCTGGTATGAAGTTTTGCGCCGAATAGTATTGTTTTTTATAAAGAACTATATCTCCCTTATAATAATCAGTATAACTATTCCAATTTGAAATATCACTGTAATTGATAATAAATCCTGGAGCATATAGACTTCCATTCCACCCTTGTGTTTTTGCACCATCAAGGCGTAGACGGAATTGGCGACTACCAATTTGCTCATCATAAAGTATATCATTGAAAACAGTTACGTTATCAAATATAATAGTGTGTTCGTACTGAACAATGGACAAGTCTAATATGTGTATACCTTTTTGATTGTTTTTTAACTCAATACTAAATGTGTTGTCTTCACGATAAACACGGTAATCATTTCCGTTAAGTGTTGTTCCATCACTGTCAACAACTTTAGTGTAATTATGATCGTTAGAAATTGTATCAACTACGCCATACACATTATTATATGTCAGACTTGTCCCAGCAGGTGTCAGTCCAATGACGGTATCGTTGCCCCACTGTTGCTGTTCCCAAAATAAAAACTCTTTTACTGAAAGTGTCCAATCGGAAACAGTTACGTTATCTGCTAGCACTGTGTTGAAAACGAAACCCTGACCCTCTAGATAACGGCCATAGCTTACTAAAAAATCTACAACTTGTTGTTTGTTGTTGAATATAGTACCATATGGGTAACTAGTAACAGTATCTTCTGCGTCACGATATATTACACCAGTGTCGTTTCCAACAGTGATGCCATAATTATTTGCGTTGACACGACTAGGGATAGTTAAGAAATATGGACGAGATTTATCAAATCCATTTATTTGATATCCCGTAGTAGTTTTTTGAACAATGACTGCACTATAAACAGCACGTGCTACTGGTGCACTCTTTGTTACTTTAAGCTGGTAGTTTTCTTGTGGCACAAGAACACTGACATTTGTACTCTGTGGACTTACTTGATCGGCGACGATTGTCAAATAACTCTTATCGCTATAACCAGACATTTTGTATACTAAATTAAACGTGCTGTTAGCAGCAACCTCAATCCAATTTGCATTCACATCTAAATTATTATAAACTAATAATTCACGAATGAATACGTTTAGACCTGGAATATATTCTGAATCGCCCGTAACGCTATAATTAAATACACGACTATTAGTTTTTACGTTTAGTATCTGATCTAATTTTGCATTATATTGAACGTCACGTGTATTATATTTTAGTGCACAATATTCTGCAGGTCTTGCAAGACACCAAGCAATTTGCACTGCAAATGGGTACATGCTACTTCTACGCCATGAAGTTTCCTGCGGAGAGCAATCACCAATACGCCAGTTATCGCTAGCAGTATTAACATCATAAGATTCAAGTGTTGCTAGTATTGGTGGCAATAGTACACCATGCTCATCAACTGGTATAATTTTACTTAAACCTGGACGTGCATACTTGGAATTGATGTAACTCTTTTTAGGTGATCCATTATAAATGAGACCAAGCTCAAGATCATTCCAGAGAGTTAAGTTTTCACTACTGTATGGCGCTGGTCCATAACGATATTCCCACCAAGTTGGCTTCACTGTAAATCCAAGCATTTCCCATGGATTTGTATGTGGACGATCTGTATCATAAAAATAATTGTATATACCACGCCAGTAACCAGGAACGTTTTTGCCAAATACACGATCAGTTCCCTGACTGTAATTGAAACTGAAAAGGTTGTCGTTTGTAGTAGTATTAGTGAAAATATCTATGTTGTTCACACCACTCCACGAGAGATAGCTAGAACTTAATAGCTGTGTCCATTCGTTAAGATCATATCCAGTGCTACGAAATGCGCCAGGTTGTACACTTACTAAGCTGTAATCTGAATTATTATCATATTCAATCGAAATATTATTATAGACTCTTTTTTCATATTCTAGAAGAATATTATCACGATAGTCACCCCATGCGATAATTACACTTCCGTCATGACCAATAATAACATTTTGAGAATCTAAGTAGGTGTCATCAACTGTAATTTCTGGAACAAACTTTGGATACAGGCCAAGTTTACTTGGTGTAGATGGAATATTGCATCCGAGTGTGCTACTATACTCATACACACTTAGTGTGTCAAGACGATTAACCTTTAGGTTATTCGACAATGTTATTGTTAACCCACTGAGTGTATAATCAATGCCATTTATCAATAGCATGTTATTGAGATAAATTAATACTGATTTGTATGTGCTAAGAACATTATCATAGCTCGTCACTGTATTAAATGTTTTGTAAGACGTATCTTGGATAGTATATGTGTTTAGAATATAATTTTTTCCACCAGCGATCATATCACTGTAATAAAAATTACTTCCACTATTTGATGTTTGAGCAAACTCATTGAGTATAATGTCTAAACATTCACGATAGTTTGACGAATTAGTAAATTGGCGATTGCTTATTAAATCAAATAACTGTGCTTTAAACACACGATATTGTTCACTTGCTAACGTTAGTGCACGAATAGGATCAACGTCTGGATTAGAGAACATAAGTGCGGCAGGTCGTGCACTCGCACTATGTTGAATTAGTTTTCCACCAATTTTAGTGTAGTCAATGTCTCTAAAATTATTTTCACCAGCAGGTAATCCAACCAAATCTAGTGTATTATCTCCGAGTTCAATAACATGATTGCGAATCTGACCAAGAGTAATAGTAGTAAAATCAGTATTATCACTATTATTGGTTATATTTCTAGGCATAGTATAAGTTTGTTTATATGCTGAACTTGTGCCATAAATCTTTATAAACAATCTGTCATTGACTACTAAATCATTATTAAATGACAATATACTCGTTGTTTCATTAATTTTGAGAGTATAAACCTTCTTATCTTGAAGAACACCATTTACGTAAACAAATAGATTATTTTCAAAATAACTGTTTTCGTAAACTACTCCTAGATCAAAATTATTATATGTAGATGTTGATGCAGTAAACGTTAAACAAATATATTGTTTGCTTTTATCATTTACACGGCTCCAACCATTTGCAAATGTATAGTCATTCCATCCAACAATTACAGGAACATATCCAATATTAACAGGAGTTGTAACTTCACTATATGTAAAGGTGTCCGTTGAATAATAGTTTTGGAAAACAATGTCACCTATATTACCAATTGTCTTATATTGTAGTGGAAATCCTAATTCGCTGTCACGCTTTCCATTTCCAATAGCATAGCCAAAAAGTTTACTACCAGAAAACGTAGTACTTGGATAACGTGCGGTATCGGTAAAACTAATACCATTATTATCTACCATATCAAATAGTGGAAATTGTGGACGACTATCTCGTTGTTGTGCACTATACCACACACCGTCAACGTAATAATACATATAACCTTTTTTAGTTATACCATTTGTTATTAATACGTTATCACCATTGCTTACAGTCTTTACTGGAACTAAATGAACCTGCGTTGCACCATTGTTGAAACCAATGCTTGTGAATGCTGGTATATCTTGTGTAACATCATTGCTTATATAAATGATGCCATTTGTTTTATCTACTGAGGTAATAGTAGTATTAGTTGGGATACCAGCGCCGAATACAGCTTGACCAATAGTTAAACTATTGATATTATTAATATAAAGGGCATTGCTATTAGTAACAGATGTTTTATAAGTTGAAGCATAAAAATTAGCATATGCACGAGTAACTGGGTCTAGTGTAGTATTATCAAAAGTTATAACTGTACCCTGTGCAACAGTTGCAAGAACCGAGTTATTAATATAAACAATACCACCATGGTCAGTTTTACTATTGATATCATTGTAATTAAAAGATGTGATAACAGTTCCAGCAGCAATATTTGTCCCTGCAACTTTCATGCCAACCTGTAATCCTGTTAGGTCAGAAATGTATAATGTATTACTTCCGATAGAAGAACTTTGAGTAGTAGTTGGATAATATGTTGCTGCATCGGTGCGAGGGCGAATAGTTTCAACCTGATATATTGTACTTCTTACAATTGGATCAGCATCGTTTGTAAAGATAACAGTAAGCCCATTTTGTAATAGCACCCCATCACTGGTATAATTTTCTACATCTTTTGCGTGAGTAGAAACTTTAATTGCATATTCATTTTGGCCTTCTACCTGCAAGAATGCATTTGTAGTAATACTATCAACTGCACTTACACTTCCTGCATAATTTGTGCCATAATTAAAAAGTTTAAGGTCTGGGAAAAACTCTACGATAGGACGTTTTGCTTGAAGGTTACTATCAAAAATATAAGTTTGACCAGTAAATGTTGCTGCATATTGCAGTACATCACGATGGAACCAACGATTGTTACGACTCCACGCATTTCCATCAACACTGCTTCGATTGATGGTTATGTAGTCTTTTTGTTCTGGTGCATTAAGCGATTGATCAAATAATTCGGTGTCGTATCCAATATTATCTGCACTGAAAAGTTCTGTTAGATTTTGATTAATATTTTCTGGAGTAGCGAGATCATCCCAAGCTATCAGTCGAATACTTTTACCAACATTTTCAACAACGTATTCACGATCTTGGTATGTTGAAGGATTAATAATGCCAGTAAACTTGATTTTTAAACCACTGGTAAACTCAACGCCGTTGGGGCTTGTGTAATAATCACGTCCAATAATATTGTCAACGTTTAAAACACTTGCTGGATCAGGGTCAACAATGCGGATTTCGCCATAAATTAATGGGTTGTCTGCATCAACATAATATAAAGTATCAAGTGGCGCAGTAATTGTTGGATATTTTACAATTTGTCCAAATGCGTCTTTATATGAGTATGTGTGTCCATATTGGTCACCCTGTTTTACGAAAACTTTATAGCCATTGTTCCAATCAGAAACATATTGCAATTTCATATTTCTGTAATTTGTATTTTGAACTGGATTGTAAAAATATACAGGCGCAGTAAGATTATTAATATTAACAACATTACTGAGCGTGATTGCATTTCCGTTTATAGCAGTTACAACTGTGCCATATGGTATACCAGAAATAGTTGAACATACTATAAATTGGCCTATTCCAATATTTGTTACATTATCTACGATTATAGAATTACTATTAATATTAAATGTTGCATTAGTAGTTGCTGCTAGATTACCAGGTATAATTTCATTATTATCAACCGTAACTTGCCAGATACCGCCACGTTGAGTTAGCGGAACATCGCCCCACGTCGAATCATTTGGCCAAATAATATTAATAAGTTTAGTATCAAAACTACGAACACCATCTAAGCTAAATGATTTAATAAAATTATCATAATTTTGACCTTGAATAGCATCATACGGAGCATGAACAATCATGTCAATGTCTTGTATGCTAGGCAAGTTAATCAATGAATCTTGTGCTGTCTTTAATGGAACACTGAAAGTAACATTTCCAACATCAGAACCATTATTTTGAACGCCAAGAATATCACGAGTGCTTATGTTTGACTGTAAGCTGCTTACTCCGCTAGTTCCAGTTTCAGTTTGAATCCAAAACTTATGACCAGCTTGTCCAACATTAAATGTATATTGACCACCACGGCGCAATATTAACGTTGGGTTGACACCCTTGTTATACCCATCGATAGTATATCCAGTTTTACCTAGACTTGCACTTTGGATTTCTGTTTGATTGTTTGAAATATAACTAGTGCGGTGTATGAAAAACTCTTTTTCAAGTGGAACACCACCAGCAGTAACGTCAACAGTTAATGGACCATTTGGTGCCCAGTAGTACTGACGATAATTTGTTAGTTTATCTAAGTCAACAAATCCATTGTAGTTATAATAAGTGTTCTTGAAGAGTCTGTCGTGATTATTATTTAATCCGCCGTCATTGACAAATTGATTCAATAAATCTTGATAACCATAAACATTGTGCACTTTATATGTGTTACTATTAAAATCTCTTTTCTTAATAACAACACCTGGCTCAAGCTGATAAAACTGTGCGTATTTGTCTGATTCACTGATGTAGTAATCAGTAGGTTGAAATACAGAACTTTGATCTTGCTGACCAATATACCCATAAATCTTTTTTAGTGATGGTTCTTGAATTAATTGATCTATCGTTGCATTTAAAAAACGTTGATTAGACGGTGTTTTAAAAACTGATGGTAGAAAATCAAGACTTTTACGCTTTGCCATTTATTATAATACCTTAATAAGTCACAGTAGATAGGTTAATTCCAGCATTGTTAATTCCGCTTAATACGCCATTTACAACTTGAACATTATCAACGGTTGCTGCACTCAAGAAAATTTCATTTGGTAAGCAACGGATTTCATAAAGACTACCAAAGTTAGCAGTAGTATCAGCAGGAACTAAAATGATACTGCTAATAATACCTTGTAGTTTGTCGTGGAGATATGCACTTAACTCACTGAAATAGAAAGTTTCACCAAAATCCCAATTTTCAAGTGCAAAATAAATGTTTATAGCATCTATAACACGACTTTTTACTTCTGTATCGCTTATAGTTGTGCTTGGACTTTTAATAACTTGAAAATTAGCTTGAAGTTTTGCTGTTGCTTTTGCTCCAAATAATAGTTTATAGATTCCTGGATTTAAAATCATTTCGTCACTTAACATTTTATACTGGAAAAGTTCTCCATAACTGTTATTAAGAGTAACGCTATCTAAATCTACAGGTTTAGCAATAGTGTTTGTGTTGTCATATACGTAATTTCTATAGCCTTCATCGTAGCTACGAGTAAGAATATATGTATCAATTAGGTTAGTGGCCGCTGGATCAATGCGACGTGTATTTTCAGCATTATGTTGATATTCAAATGCTAAGTTTTGACGACCATTAAATGCAAGATAATTTGTAGAAACATCTACAACAGTAGTTACACCATTAATACTTTGTGTTTGATAAAATGCAGCATCGCTAGTAGCATAAAATAAACTTCCAATTGGAAAATTATTACGAACATAATTTATGTCAGCTTTAGTAGAATACAGTGATGTAACTGTGCCAAGACTTAATAGTGCATATCTGATAAGATTGTCGGCATCGACAAACTTTTTATAGTATACATAACTTGAATCTTTAATAATCTCACGATAAATGTATGGATCAGATGGCAGTCCGCTAGTAATACTAACAGGGTAAGTTACCTGAACACGTGTGCTGTCATTATATCCATCACTTTCAATAACATTCTGAAATATATTGAGATTTACGTCTGATGATAGACCACTGTTAATGTCTAATACACGAACATTATCTTTTACAAACGTGTTGGTTGCAGCATCATAGACACTGTGTGGATTAGTATTAATGAAACTTACCTGATTTGAACTTCCAAAAATATAATCAAGTTGACGATATGTGACTGTATACTTTACACCATCTGTAGTGAATAGTATGAGCCATCCAGTTTTACTATTGGCACCTGTGTTATCACTGCCCAGACTAAACGGATTTGTTGTATCAACTTGGTCGATAGATTTAAATTGCCAAGGATCATTTACAGTTGCTGTTTTTGTATAATCATAGTATATTGCAAAATCATTCTTATTCAGAATGTACCCAACCATCAGATTAACAGTAGTATATTGTAAAATAGTCGCAAATGTTGGATATACTTCGCTTACTATAGCGCCACTTGGTATACTTTCACTAATAGTCACAGCACCAATCTTACGTCCAGCAATCAAAACTGTGCTAGCACCTGTACCAGTTACACTTTGAACACTTGCCCATATTATTGTCTTGTCATTTGATAAAGTTGGTGTTCCTGCAATAAGAGCATTGTTTGCATTGAAATAGTATCCACTAGGAGCAGAAAACTTTATAAGACTTCCTACACGCAAATATTTTCTATAATCGCTACCTATTGTAACACTCAATCCGATAGGAATTGGCGTTGCTGTATCGGCTGGATCAACAAAAAATCCCGTGCTTGTTATAGTATCGTCTGTTGCACGTGACCACAATGTAGGTCTGTTGCCGCTATATGTTAAAACACCTGCATTTAAACTTGAACCACTAGTCAGACCAATTGATGGAAAGTTTTCATAGTAAAAATGACGCATTGGATAATCAGCCATAATAGGCATGATTTGATTATTAATTACATTTAATATATCGTTGCGGCTATTGAATGTAAAGTTAAAACTTTCAAGGTGTTCGTTTTTGTAAAATACACCATCTTTGGCATACAAATCGGTGCTTGTGTATTTTCCAGTTGGATCGGTTATATCAAGACCACGACTTACACCACTAGCAAAACGATTTACGCTCTTAACTTTAACAATGTCGCTGTATGTAGTGTATGGAAGAATGTTATAATCTTCACCATTGACCATACGATTTTGTGTGTAATAAGCCTGTGGTGCTTTTTGTTTAATTTCGTTTGTTAAATCACGACGGCTACTATTGCTTACAGTATACTGTAAACTTGCAGTAATAGTGAGTGTTTCTGTATTACCATTGCGATTGATATATGGTATAGAAACATTGATATTTGACATATTGCTTGGTGGAATGCGATAAGTTTGTCCGTTAGACACACGATAATATGAACGATAATTTCCAAGAGGAATGTCACTAAAACTTCCATCACCAAAAATCAAATCAATTTGATCATTAATACGTGTGCTAACACTATAGAGAGTGCGAATACCACGTGCAACACTATTATAAATCGCATTGCTGCCGTTAGTATTTGGAACTTGAGTCCACTCGTTTCCAATAGTTCCGTTTGCAATTTCATATAACCAAACGTCACTGTTGTTAATGTTTTCACTATTGATACTGAATACACGATTGGCAACTTTTTCAGTAATACTAAAATCAATACTGTTTAGTGTTCCCTGCTTAAAGAATAAAAAGAACCCAGTGCTTCCGCTAGCATTGCCACGGCTATCATTTTGATACACAATACCAAATTGACCACGGTTTCCTGGATCATACTCAGTAATTGTGTCAGTATTGAGAATGTTTGCACTTACAACTTCAAAATCTGTTGTTGCCTGTGCAATATTGGCAGTAAATCCAAATATTGGCAACACTGTATCTGGAATAGCGATATTATACTGTTCAGTTTTAATACCGTTAATTGTTTTGCTTGCATACGGCTTACCAACCTTTTGGCTGCTATTAAAAGCTGCATTCATTATTTGTGTAAATTGGCTTACCCAACTTGGATTGTTTGCGTCGTTCCATGAAATATTAACACGACTTAGGTTCTGCCCGTTAATATCAAAAATGTTTTCAGTAGTATTAACTGAAGTAATTTTTAAGAATCCACTGGCACTACGATTACGATTTGGAATATAATTTAATTGCTTAACTAACTTAAGAACACTGTCACGGCGTTCTGCAGTTTCTAAAAAGTTTTCACGTGCATTAAGGTCTGATCGAAAAGCTACACTTTGGGCAGTAAACGCAATAAGATCAAGTAGGGCAACATATTCACTGCTTTCAATAAAGTCATTAAAATCTTCTGCATAATATGTTTTTAGGTAATCAACCATAACTTTGCGAAGCGTTTCAAAGTCATAACTTTGAAAATCTGCATTGCTAAAAGTCGTGTAGATTTTTTTCCAATCTTCAGCAGCAAAGATATTAGTTTGTCGAATATTGGTCGCCATGATAATCCTCTAATTTATATTTATTTTTAAAATAATATACGTATATTAAAGGACGTAAAGTTTGTTGGTTTTATTATCAAATAATACGTTTAATTCAGCAATTTTATTATCTGTTGCAAACCGTAATTGAAAATTTAACACAAGCCCATGACCATCTGGAGATTCTTGAACAATCGTTTGGCTTACAACATCAAATCTTGGATCATATGCAATGATTCTGTCAATATCTTGCTTAATTTCACTTTTTAATGCTGGCGTAAGCGGATCAAACATACGATTCCAGATAATACAACCAAACTCTGGATTCATAAGTTTTTCACCTTTGCGAATCTGCAAATGATTAAGCAAGTCTTGGACTATAAGGTCATTATCGCTAATACCATATGGTCCAAAAGTTCTGTTAACGCTACTGTATCCCTTATATAATGCCATACTATATTTACCTTGTTAACATGAGGCTGCTTTTGGACTAGTTGCAGCAGTGCCTTTTGGTGTTGTTTGTCCACCGTTTGTTGCTGCTCCACTTGTTCCTGGTGCCTGTGGTTGTCCAGTAATTGGACCACCACCGACGACTTGTGTTTGTCCAGTAATTGGATTATATGTAGTAGTTAACGGAGCACTTACAGATTCGTTCTGTCCAGTAAGCGGATTATATGTAGTGCTTAATGGTGAAGTAGTATGATCTGCCAACTCACTACCAGCATAATTATAACTGCTGGTATCTTGGACAGGAGTTACAGTTCCATCACTTGAATATGTAAATCCAGGTTGAGTTGTGCCACCAGCAAATTGATCCGTTGGTGAAACCATTTGATATCCATCACGAGCATATTGTGTATCAATAGGCATATTTTGTCTACCAGTGCTTGCAAGTGGAGAATAATCCGCAATAGGCATATCTTGTCTACCAGTGCTTGCAAGTGGAGAATAGTCCGCAATAGGCATATCTTGTCTGCCATAACTAGTGAGTGAAGTTGATGTATCATTTAATGGATAATAATCTCCAAATCCCATAGTGGTTCCTGCTCCTTGGAGTGAACCAATATTGGTATAACCCATATCTACAGAAGCCGTTGGTTGTGGTATGAAACTTGAACCTATAGTACTAGTTCCAGTTAATGGATCATAATATGAAGTTCCTGTCAATTCAGGCGTAGTTCCGACATATGTTGAATCTCCAAATGATGGGACACCATTATTAACTTGATTTGACACATCAACCGATGCGGGAATACCACTATACCCACCATATTGGTTAGAAGAACCTATAGTAAGAGTTCCAGTAGCATCTAAGCCATTATATCCACCATACGTTAATCCAGAATCTGCATATGTTGCTGGCGAACCATAATAAGGATTATTAGGATCAACAGTTGGTGCTCCACCTGCAGGATTTGCCGAATCTGCATATGGTGTTGCATTAACTGGTGGTAGAGATTCGCCCGTGCCAGTAGATTCTGGGTTATATTGATTACCTTGCGATGCAGTATATCCATCAGATCCTGGAACACGAACACCAGCAGGATCGTATCCGTTAGCCTGTGATTTTGCAACATAGAAATTGGCTGCTCCTTCTGGGTTACCGTTATCATAAATTGTTCTAACACCGCATGGATGTCCTGCCCACTGATCTTGAACGATGATACCGTTTGGTTGACCATTACTATCATATGATTGACCAAGATATATCGCTGTGTGTGATTGACCACTGACTCCACCGCTGCCATCTGGAGCATATGCTGGTTGTCCAGAAGAATTAGTAAAGTTAAACGTTGTGATAATCGTTCCTGGTTGGAGATTTTGATTTCCTAAAACCTGATCGCCTTGTTGAATAGTATTCATTGTTCCAAAGTTTGGAATAGTTGCTTGTGCAACGGCAGCACATTCTTGATTACCATAGGATACACCATTTTGAAGGATTCCACCATCAATTGTTGCGCCAGTTCCATTTGTAGAATAGTATGTGCTAGCACCACTAATTGCGCTACTGCTAGTGCTTGATGGAATGCCACTATATCCTCCATATGAAGATGCACTACTGCTTCCTGATCCGCTATCAGCAAAACCAAAACTGCCACTTGCTGGCTGTGAGCTTCCACCGTTGAATAGATCACTAACATATTTGCTTACTGCACCACCGACTACCACACCAGCGGCAATTCCGCCAATTTGGTTTAATAGGCTGCTGCCACCGCTTTGTAGTTGTGGGTTTGTTGGGCTTACAAATCCACCATTATTACCTGTATTAGTAAGACCGCCGCCATTAACTCCATAACCATTTTGCCATGGCTGTGTATTACTCTGAACTAGGCGAGCATAATCCAGTGCATCCATATTAACACTAAGCGCACAACCAAGTAATACCTGATCATAAGAGTATATAATTCTGTCTTGAATATATTGAATTGTTGCACTTGCCCATGCTATACGAGTTTTTGCATCGCCGAGCATCACATAATCTCCTGGGCCTATACCAGTAATATGTTGAACTAATCTAGCAAAAGACGCAACTGCGTTATCTTTAGTTGTAGTTTGCAAATACGTAGATATTAGCTGAGCAGATGTTATTGCTTGACCTCCAGCGTATGAATCAAATAGATTCATAAGTGCAGCAATACCCTCTTGTGGACTTGCATACACTGCAATATTATTAGCAAAGCCAATTGCCCATCGATCATTTGTATCGTATTGTAGATTGCCAGGATTATTTTGACGTTCTCCCTGCGTATATTGTTCTGGGTTATCAATATCAATCGTACCACTAGTAGTGTCAATTACGACCGCAGCACCAGTGCCGTATGTAATATTTTGTAAACTACTACCAACCGTGTAACTTTGACCACTGCCATAGATATAGTTTGATCCATCTACATTATTAGATTTTGAAGTTGTTCCAGAGCCGCCGCCAGTTATTGCATTAAATGTTGCTACTCCAGCAACTACACCAGCGACCGTGCCAGCAACGCTGCCTAATGAACCACCTAAACTTGGAACATAACTTGCATAATCATTACTCTGACCGCCATAGCTTCCCTGCATACCAGCATTAAATGCCATTGGGCCAATATTATTTGTCAATGGACCATATCCGTGTATAGGAGAGTTTGGATTTCCAAATCCACCTATGAGACCCCATATTCCACTTGCTCCGCTTGGCATACCCGCAGTTGCATTGTAACTTGGCTGTGCCTGTGGATTTGGAGTTGCCTGAGTTCCACTGTCCTGTGGATAAACTACAGAACCATCTTGTAGGACTACTCCTTTATTATCAACCTGTGCTCCAGCAACTGCATCAGTTGGTGGTTGGTTTGACGATGATCTATTTTCCGCAGCACCAGGAGAACTGACTGGCGTTGAAGCCCCGCCTCCACGATTATATGGTTCTTTAGTAGGCATTTTTTGTGGTGCTTTTGCACTACCAGCAGGTTTTGCTGGAGATGCTTGTCCTGTATTAAGTGTAGTACAAGTTCCTCTTAGATCAATATGTCCGTTACTCTTAATTTGCAAACAAGAATCACCTGTCAGATAAGTTTTTTCTCCTTTTAGGTGTAATTCTTTTTTTCCTGTTACTTTGGCTGATCCACTAGCATTAATGTTAATGTCTTTGCCTTCTAAATTAATATTAGCATCGCTTTTAATATTGATATCTTTTTTTGCGTGTAGATATAATTCACCGTCTGTTTCTAAATTGAATCCAGCCTTAGCTGTTATTTTCATATTACTTTCATTGTATACGAATATATCACCCTGACTTGTCATTTCAAGCCAAGCTGTGCCTTTGCTGTTAATAAGATAAATGAAATCCTTGGTGTCATTCATCATTAGCATGTGACCAGCACTAGTACGTAAACGTACCATTGCATTTTTACCACTTGAATCACCATCGTCCATTACAAACGTGTGGCCACCCTTACGTGCGGTTACAACAGATTCTGTAGTTGTTGTTTTACCACTACCAGTTTGGTTTGGGTCTGGGGTTGGAGTTGGAGGCTTTACTGGTTGGCCTGGTGTGCTTATACCAAAAACCATGCTTGGTGTTTCACGATATGCACTGCTTGTTCCTGGCCCACGATCTGGGTCTTGGATAATTCCTTGTTTAGTCCATATTTGATTTTGAACTGGATGAGGTTGGCGTGATAAACTAACGAAATCAGATGGGTCACCTTCAGTTGGCGAGCCTACATGTTCTACAACAGGAGCAGGACTATTGTGAGTTAATGATGCACTGATACCAGGAACCATGTGAGAATTTGGCCAATCTGGAACACAACCCATCCAATATCCACGATGCGGGTCACCATTAACAAACATACATAGTACACGTCCACCTACATCAGGCGGAACGAACCACATACCATAACTATTTTTTGCTGTTCCTGCTGGTCCATTAGTTTCTCCCCAAAATGGAGTTAGGTAACTAACGGTTCTCCAGCTTGCATCATCCGATGAGTCACTGCTAAGTTCAGGAATCCAAACCTGTAAACGACCGCTACGCATAGGATCAGTGTTTGATTTAACATATCCTATATACGGTCCAGGACCACGATTAACACCATCTGCAGTAGTATTACTACTCCACTTTGGTGCTTTACTAGACTCTGTATAACCTATATCCTGACCCATTATTATTCCTTATCTTCTAGATGCTGCCGAATCTTCAGCAGCCGTTCCTGTAGCAGCGGGTGTCATAGCGGTTGGTGGCGTTGAAGCAGTTGGTGCAGTCACCGTATTGTTTGCAGAACCTTTAGATATAGCAGGTTGTGATCCCGCAGTATCACTTCGCATTGCTGGACCAGTTGGTGCACCCTGATTCCATACTCTAACGTTTGTTATCTTTTGCGTAAACTTGCCACCATTAAACATACTTTTAACTGATACAGCTTCAAATATACCACTAAACTCATTGTACTTAACATTAGTACCAAACAGTCCAGTTGTGTCATTATAATCTGTCTGCGGTGTTCCAAAATAAAAATTAAAATATCGTGGTGAACTAAAGTTGATACCGTAATTTCCTCCCCAATATAAATCGGTTGATGGACCGCTTTGAATAGGCGTATACAATGCCATATCTTGAACAATCCAATCTGGGTCTCCAATTATAGTAAAATCTAAATTTGCAATACTTTGATCATTATCCATTAACGAAGACATTAAATCTTGAACAGCAATTGCTGCTTTACTTACAGTTGTTTGTCCAGTGTGCTGTCTATGAGCCAGTCCAGAGGTATTCAACGTTGACCAATTGAAAAAAGTTTTATTATCGGTTTTTCCGTTGCTCTCAGGTTCATCTTTTGGAACAGTGTTGTCTGAAGTTTTTGTATAGTTTGATGGTACACCATTTTTCAAATTGAAAAACATCATTTGATAGCTTAAGTTAACATCCAATACGTCTCTACTATTTCCAGTATAGATGTAATCATATTCTTTTATAATGTCAGATGGTTGAACCTGCTGTTGTCCAAAACCTTCAGAAATATAACCTTTTTTAACTGCCGTTGAAACAATATATTTTACTGTTCTTTCATAGTAATTTGTTTTACTATCCCATCTACCAAACTTCACTACTGGTGTTACTTTAATAATATTGATAGGTTTATTTGGCGGCATTTTACCAGAACTATCATATTGGTATGTCATATATATGCTATTATTAACAACAGCATTGATAAAATCTGTAATTTTAGTACCAGCTTGTGCGTGAAATGTGTTGGTTGAAAAATCTACTTGGATTTTTCCAGCTATTCCTTGTTTTTTAGCATTATCATCAGAACCATCTGGCATCGGTATACCAGCTTCTTTAAAGTTTTTAGTTAAGTCAAGTATACTTGCATTGCCAATAGCAGGATCAAATAGAAACTCATATTTTGTAGGATATTCAACTGTTCCATTTCTCTGTATATTTTTCTTTAATTCTTCGTTATTTTCAAGTGCAGTTACCAAATCTTTTGAACTCAGAGAATTACCGTTTGCTTTAAAAATATCTTGAACTGTGGCACCACGAAGTTCAACGTGACCAGGAATCTGATTGTCAAGAACAGTAGCACCTATACTAGATAGTGGCATTGCTTGACAACTATATACTGCGCCACCACTTGTTATTTTCATACCAATATTAACAAATGTAAATGGTATATATTTTGTTGTATTTGGAATCTTTTTTGGTACTCCCAAATCATCATATCCTAAAAACTCAATTTTCATAAGAAAGAATGAATTATTCCAGTTAGCATTTGGATTTACCGCCTGACAAACATTGTATAGGTTTGTGAAAAAGTTTGTTGTATATGGTTCAATAATGTCAAACTTCAAATTATAGATATCTGTGCCACGAGTTCGTTGATTTATTCCTATTACATTTTCTATTTCAACGTTATCAATCGCAATGTCATTAGTAAAATACGTTCTAGGGGTAGTATCAGCGCCATGGCCACCATCGCTTAACATAAATTGTGCACCACTTAGTAACGCTTGCTCACCACCAGGAACTACGCCGTCATAAATCCTGTTACTAATACTAGTAGGCACTGCATATAAAGAAAACTTATATGTATGATTTGTATATGCATGTAGTGGATTTGGACGAATATTAGAATGACCGCCTGATCCTCCGCCAGAAGAACTTGTTACACCACCGCCGTTGTTTAATGTTGCTGCTGGACCATTATTAATTACTGTTGAGCTTAATCCACTTCCAGTACCAGTCTGTGCACCGATTGCATTTGCCCTAGTTGGCACATCACCAACAGTGTTGTTTGTAGAATCGGATGGAGTTGTTTGAACTCCCTGACTAACAGTATTTGGATTTACAGCGGCAGTTTGTCCACTGTCTTCAGATATTCCATTAGATGAAGGCGGAGTTTGTCCAGATTGTATTTGTTGTAGTATATCTACCATATTATGCACCCAACGCTGTAATTAATGCTTGTTTTTGTGGAAGATAAATCACCTTACCAGCAGTAAAATCCCATAGAGGATCAAGTAGTGTATTTGGATTTCTTGCCGCAAATACCCACCATAAACTTGCATCACCATACAAATCGTAGGCCATTAGATCAGGACGTAAATTATAAATTGTGCTTATTGATACTAGTTGATCATCCGCAAGTTTTGGTATTGGACGATATATTAAAATATCTAGAAACTTTTTATCAAATAGTGGAGTTCCATAGTATGGACTAGTTTGACTATATGTGGGACTACCTAATGCCATTAAATCCATCCTCCTGTGCGAGTTCTATTACCCATTGCGCCAGTTATTAATTTTCCTTGACTAAAACTAGTTAATCCAAAGTTATTACTAATATTATTTCTGCTGTATGTTGGCATCATGCTTAAGCTAACTTGTAGACTTGTTGGCACTTTTTGTTTTTGTGTTCTAACAGTACAACTAATATAATCAACATCGTTTGGCATTGTATAATCAAAACTTGTAATAACAACTGGTATGTGGTCAAATGCAAATGGTCCATGTGCATCTAGAAATAGAACAGGCGGTGGTGTTCCAGCTATCTGATCTTGACCATAAAACATCTTTGTTGCTGTTTTAAAGAAATGCATCATTGCAATAATGTATTCAGCTTCTGCTGGATAATTTGCAGTAAAAATCCCACTAATACTAATATTGTCAATTTGACTGTGTTGATATTGGGGGGTTACATAATTTGTATGGACAAGTGAAACTGCGTCATATGATGCACGATGACTTACTTGGATAGTTGGCGTATATGGAAACAATACGCCGTTTATGTTATTTAATGGAGCAAATATTTCACTTTGACCTATAAACTTACCAGTTTGATCATATATTATAACACGATCTTCACTATCGTCTTGGAAGGCAGTATTACTTCCACGCTGTGAAGCCGTTAGTATATCTCGGTTTGTTGCTCCAAGATTTAATCCACTGCCAATTAATCTGTTTGTAACGGGATCATCACTGCCTGTTAGCAAACCAGCAATTGAAGTGGCTGCTACGTTGATTGCGGTGTTGACTAGTGCAGTTTTAAGAGTTTGAACGCCATAATTAGACGGATTATTTACACCATAATTATAGTATGTCTGTGCGGGTAAGCTGTATCCAACCGTTCCTGGTACTGGATTTTTTGGGTCGTATGCTGTCAATGCCGCTCTATTAGGACTCTGATTTCCTGAGTTTTGGGTGCTCTGAACAAGATTATTATAAAAGTTATCCGTTGGCTGATTGCCAACAGGAGTCTTAGCATAATATTGACTAGGTGTATATGTAAATTGTACCATTATTATTCCAATTAAATATTTATTGTTGGATTATATTCATATATAATAGTAAGATGACAATAGCAACAAAACGAACCCCATATCTCACAAACAAAGAACTACTAAGAGAAATTCATAAAAGCAAGAATAGTTATTGCTCCTTCTTAACGCCCGAAGATAGCACATATGACATTATTCTTCCGAGTTTATCAAAAATCAATCAACGAACAATTGCTGAAGCTAAACGTGCACGTGCAGATAGAACTGCAAAATTAGCATGGGAAGCAAGTCAGCTTGCTGGTGTAAAAACTAAGTTAGACGATCATGCCATTGATTGGCACAAGATTCCAAAAACTGACTTGGTATTTAGAATCATAACATGGGACCATATTCCATTGGCCCCAGGTCGTAAAAAATCTCCAAAGGCAACTGCCGATCATCACACCAAGATTAATTTCCCGCCTTTTCAACACTATAGATTCAATGACCAAGATGAATTAATATGTGTTGGTAAAAGTCATTGGGAAGGTGGGGTTGGCAATGGTTGGTTTAACAAAGATCATGGTAAGATGACTGCAATGCTTGCCAGAATGTTTATCAAGCTATGTGAACGTTACGGTAGTAAAGGTAACTGGCGTGGTTATACATATAACGATGAAATGCGTAGCCAAGCATTACTTCAATTATCGCAGGTAGGATTACAATTTGATGAAAGTAAGAGTAATAATCCCTTTGCTTATTATACTGCTACCATTACTAATAGCTTCACACGTGTGCTTAACGTTGAAAAACGGAATCAACACCTACGTGACGACATATTGGAAATGAACTCACTTAATCCAAGCTATACTCGCCAAACAGATAATGCAATAAAGGCAGCGGCTGATGCAAGTGCTCCTCCGCCACCTGGCTCTGAAACTATATAAATAATATTGTAGGTCACGGGCTGCAACCCTACCTACTCTATTGTTTATAAGGAACAACAGCGATGTATTTACCAGAAGATTTTTATGTTTATGCATATTTGCGTAAGGATACATTAACTCCATTTTACATAGGCAAGGGAAAAGGAGATAGGCTTTACCAAAAACATGTTGGAATTGGAGTTCCAAAAGACAAATCAAAAATTATAATACTTGAGCAAAATCTAACTGAAATAGGTGCGTTAGCGATAGAACGACAAATGATTCGATGGTATGGACGAAAAGATTTAGGAAATGGTATTTTACTTAATAAAACAGACGGGGGAGACGGGTTAACAAATGTCTCTGAACAAACAAAGATTAAAATATCAAATAATAGAAAAGGCAAATGTGTTGGCAAGGACAATGGCTTTTATAACAAAACACATACGTTAGAAACAAAAATAAAAATGAGTTTATCTAAACAGGGAAAAACGGTTATCTGCACACCAGAAAAAGCTGCCGCTATATCGGCAGCTAAAAAAGGAAAACCATTAAGCGATGCCCACAAGTTGGCTTTATCAACTGTTAAAAAAGGAAAACCTTGGTCGTCTATAAGACGAGATGCAGGACACAACCGTAAAAAATATTGACATAGTAATACCAGTTTGATATATTAAAACTATGTCAAACCTGTTCAAAAAAGCTGCACTATTCACCGACCTACACTTAGGTTATAAGAGCAACAGCCAACAGTTTCTCACAGACTGTGAGAATTATATGACGTGGTTTATTAACCTCGTTAAGGCAGAGAACTGCGACACCGTTCTCTTTTTGGGAGATTTCCATGATACCCGTAATAGTCTAAACGTCAACACTATGGATACTAGCCTACGTCAACTTGAGCGTCTTAACGACCTTGGATTGCGTGTAATGTTTATTCCTGGAAACCATGACCTCTACCATAAAGACCGTAGAACTATTACCAGCATCAAGTATATTGAGAAGTTTAAAAACATTGAATTGGTTAACAACCAGTATACCGAAGGTGACGTAACCTTTGTTCCTTGGCTTATTGGCGAGGAATACAAGAGCATGAAGAAGATTAACTCACGTTATGTCATGGGTCACTTTGAATTACCATCTTTTAAGATGAACGCAATGGTAGAAATGCCTGACCATGGTGGACTGCAACGCAATGACTTTGACAATGTTGGAACAGTATTCACTGGTCATTTCCACAAACGTCAGATTAAAGACAATGTTCACTATATTGGTAATGCTTTCCCACATAACTACGCAGATGCGTGGGACGATGACCGTGGTGCTATGATTCTTACGTGGGGCGAGGAACCAGTTTACCATAATTGGAGTGAAGGTCCACGATATAGGACACTAAATCTTGTACAAATGCTTGATGCTCCACAAAATCACTTGGATAATCGCACCTACGCACGTGTGCAGCTTGATGTTAGTATCTCATATGAGGAAGCTAACTTTATTAAAGAAGAAATGCAAAAAACATACGGTGTGCGTGAACTTAGCCTTATTCCAAGTAAGAATGAGGTCTTAAACGAAAATGCAATCGGTGATGTTCAATTTGAAAGCGTTGACCAGATTGTACTAAGCCAAATTGGTGGACTTGATACTCAGCATTACGATACACGTTTGCTGATGGAAATTTACAATAGCCTTTAATCAGAGTATAATAATATTATGTCTTTAAAAATAAACTCATTGACTGTTAAGAACTTCATGAGCGTGGGCAATGCGACCCAAGCCGTGAACTTTGACCGTAGAGACCTAACTCTCGTTTTAGGTGAAAACTTAGATTTAGGAGGTGATGACACTGGTGCTAGAAATGGCACGGGTAAGACCACAATCATCAATGCCTTGAGCTATGGTCTCTACGGTCAAGCCCTGACTAATATCAAGAAAGACAACCTTATCAATAAGACCAATGGTAAAAACATGATGGTTACTGTTGATTTTGAGGTTGGTGGTCGTAACTATCGTATTGAGCGTGGTCGTAAACCTAATATTACGAAGCTGTTCATTGATGGTAACGAACAAACAGAATATACTGATAGTTCTCAGGGCGACAGTCGTGAGACACAGGATGATATCGTCAAACTTATTGGCATGAGTTTGGAAATGTTTAGGCATGTTGTTGCACTAAACACATATACCGAACCATTCCTATCAATGAGTGCAGCCAAGCAACGTGAAATCATTGAACAGCTTCTTGGTATTACGATTCTGAGTGAGAAATCTGAACAGCTTAAAAATCAAATTAAAATTACCAAAGATAATATTACTGAAGAAAAGATTCGTATTAAAGCAGTACAGGATGCCAACTCCCGCATTATTGAACAGGTTGAGAATCTTAAAAAACGTCAGCGACTCTGGTTAGTAAAACACGATGAAGACGTATCAAAAATTGAAAAGAATCTGATTAGTCTTTCTGATATTGATATTGATACAGAGATTGAAAATCATCGCATCCATAATCAAATTGTAGCAAATAATAAGATTGAAGATCAGATCAATTCTATTGTTGCACGTCAAAATCTTTGGATTAAGAAACAATCAGACGATTGCATTTCCCTAAAAGCTGACATTGAAAAGCTATCAAACATTGATATTGATGCAGAAATTGCTATTCATCATAGTATTACAGATTACAACAATGCTGTAAAACGCCGTGATGAAGCAAAGCGTTGGCTTAAGAGCATTGTGTCAGATATGGCACGTGAAGAAACCATACAAACTAAGTTATCTAAAGAAATTGCTGATCTCAGAGACCACAAGTGTTATGCTTGCGGTAGTGAACTGCATGATGCACAACATGAAACTATTCTTGCAAATAAAGAAAATCAACTTCGTGAAAGCGGATTGCAGTGGATGGCACTACAAACACAGCAATTTGAGCATGACGATACTCTTAAAGAAATTGGAGAACTGGTTGCTCCTCCTAAACCATACTATCCTGCGCTTGAAAAGGCATTGAATCATCGTTCTACGCTTGATGGTAAGATGCGTGACTTAGACACACGTCGCAGTGAAGTTAATCCGTATGGTGAACAAATCGCTGAACTTCGTAGTGAACTAGAGAAGAATTACGTTGACAAAGATAAAATTGCAGCATTTTATTATGATACCCTAGAGGATGCGCTTAATCACCGTAATACCCTTGAACAGCTTGCTAACGTACTGATTGAAAAACAGGCAGAACCCGATCCATATGCTGAGCAGATTTCAGAAATGGAAACCAATGCTATTCAAGAAATTAGTTGGGACAGCATTAATAAACTTACACAGATGCAAGAACATCAGGAGTTTTTGTTGAAAATGCTCACGAGTAAAGATAGTTTTGTTCGTAAGAAAATCATTGATCAGAACCTTGCTTATCTTAACAGTCGGCTTGGTGCTTACCTAAGTGCCATTGGGTTACCACATCAGGTCCAATTCCAAAATGATCTAACTGTTGAGATTACAGAACTTGGTCGTGATCTCGACTTTGACAACTTGAGTCGTGGCGAACGTAATCGTCTTATCTTATCATTGTCGTGGGCATTCCGTGACGTTTGGGAGTCATTGTATAAGCATATCAACCTACTCTTCATTGACGAGTTGATTGATAGTGGCATGGATACTAGCGGTGTTGAAAACGCTCTTGGTATTCTAAAGCGCATGGCTCGTGAACGTAACAAGAGCATCTTCCTTGTTTCTCACAAGGACGAACTTTCAGGTCGTGTAAATAACATCCTTACTGTAACAAAGGAAAATGGGTTTACCAGTTACAGTAATGATGTGGAAATGACATGATCATATCGGTATCTCATCCAGAATTAGAAAATTATAAAATAGTTTCTGGAGAGCAAACGTTTATTAATCAATCGGCAGTATTGTTGCCGATTGATTTAACTGTTGTTAACATATACTTTGAACCATTTAAAATCAAACCGTTATTGAGAATAGACAACATACTAATAAACTATTGGTTAGCAAACGTTATTCAATACGATCACATGCTAGAACTTCCAATATCAGATGATTTCTGGATTAAATATTACAATAAAGAAACTGAAAGTCAGATTAATTTTGCAAAGCTAAATCACGCAAATGATCCTATGGCCGTAGACAAGTATGTTGGTATTTCAGATTCAAGCGAGATAATAGCAAGAATAAGAAAAAGATTAAATGGATAATATCCTTCTTATCAGTATACCAAAACAAGATTTGAATAATCCACCTGCTGCGCTGGGCATACTCAGTGCAATTTGCATAGAAAATAATTTTGAACCAGTAATATTAGATTTAAACCAAGAGTTAGTAAGAGAACTTGATAGCACAGACTGGGACAATCTAGATAAAAAATCTGCTCTTGGTAATAATATCCCAGAATTAGAATTAGATTTAGAAGAAAAAATCAAAACAGTATTTCTAACTAACTTAACTAATGCAATCACAGAAAAAACAAAGTTTATTGCTGTCAGTGTTTTTACATTTGAAAGCATAATTTCTGCTAACATACTAATTAAATGCCTTGAAAACTTTGATATACCTATAATAGTGGGCGGCATTGGACTAGAATCTGTAATCAATAATGAACCATATTATAAATCAATTGAAAAATCTGTAGATCATATAGTGTTAGGCGATGGTGAAATTAGCTTTGATATGATTTTAAAAAACCAAACAGCTACAAAGATTGTTCAGTTTAGCAATGATAGAGATTTAAACAATTATCCTCTACCAGATTATGCACGATTTCCTAAAAGTAATTATAGTTGGAATAAGGTTTTTATTACTGGCAGTCGTGGTTGTGTAAGAAAATGCACATTTTGTGATGTAGCAAACTATTGGCCTCAGTTTAGATATCGTGACGCAGACCTGCTAATTGATGAAATTAAAAAACACGTATTGGAAACTGGCACTACACACTTTGAGTTTACTGATAGTTTGATTAATGGTAACATCACAAACTTTTATAAGTTTAATCAAAAATTGGCACACCTTAAAGCAACAGATAGCACATTTGCGGATGTAACATACAGCGGACAATTTATTTGTCGGCCTGAAAAACAAATGCCACCAGAACACTACGAAGTAATGCATTATGCTGGATGTAATCAAATAATAATCGGTATTGAAAGTTTTAGTGAATCTGTAAGAAATCATATGAAAAAGAAATTTTCTAACGCTGATATAGATTATCATTTGGAACAGTCTGCATACTGGAGTATACCTAATATATTTCTAATGATTACTGGGTATCCTACGGAAACAGAAGAAGATCATCAAGAAAACATAAAAAGTTTATACAAATATCAAAAATATGTTTATAGTAATACTATTTTTATGATAGGATTAGGGTTTACTATGCATCTATTGCATAATACACCAATGATGCACATGCTGGAAGAATTAGATATTTCTATATTGGATGATTCATCGACTAATATATTTGATTGGGAAACTCCCGATAATAAATTAAAGACAAGAATATTGCGAAGATTAGAATTACAAGAAATTGCTCAAAAATTAGGATATAAGATGCCAAGAAGCCATTCTTATCTACAATTCATCGAAGAACTTTCGAAAAAGGCATATTAATGACAAGTAAAAGTAAAAACAAAGGTAATAGTTGGGAGCGAGATGTTGCAAAACATCTTACTTCCATTTATAACGAGACATTTATTAGAGCGCCTGGGAGTGGTGCATACGTGGGAGGAAGTAATACTAAGCGTAAGCAATTCCTACATGAGGGTCAGATTCGTTCTTTTAAGGGCGATATTATTCCTGGTCAAAGTTTCCCTAAGTTTAATGCAGAATGTAAAAGCTATGCCGATTTCCCATTTCATCAACTTTTCGATGGCAGTGTAAAGCAGCTTGATAGTTGGTTAGACCAGTTAATGCAAGCCGCAGATGAGGCAGATTTCAATATTCTTATTATGAAGTTCAATCGTAAAGGCAAATATATCGCAGTTCAGGCACATGAAAAGTTTGAACTTGCCAATCATATGACCTATAAAGATTGGGAAATAATGGAGTACGATACTTTTTGGAAACTTAATAAAGATGCGGTTGCTAAACGGTGTGCATAAATAATTTTGGAGCAAGGCCACAATCCAGTGACCTCGGAAACCCACCTCGACGCCTGAACGCAAGTTCTTTACTGTAAATCACAGAACGCCGACCGTAGCAATAATATTGCAAGCTCCTTTTCATTAAAATTGTTATTTTACAATAACTCTGTTATATTATGAGAAGGAGAATACACATGTTTAACAGAATATTATCGACTATTGCAGTTATTTTAGCTGTAACCACGGTTGCTAACGCAACTGAAATTAAGTTTAATCGTCATCTTAAGTATACTACAACCGAGCCACTACTGTATAAGATGACTGATATTCTACCAAAGATTGCTGAAAAGCATGGTATTAAAGACCTAAAGATTAGCTTTGTAGATATCCAAGAAGACCCAGTGGCTGTACAAGAAATGCTAGCTGGTAACGTAGATGTTATCTATGGCGGGGTTAGTAGCTTTGCATATGCTTGGAACAAAGACCCAAGTAAAGTAAAACTATTGGCTGGTGCCGAAACATTTGATATGTGGTTGGTATGTAGCAATCCAAATATCAAGACAATGGCAGATATTAAGCCAGACACAAAGATTACTATCAAGGGTCTTAATAGTGGTGACCATATGATGCTTCGTCAGTATTCAATTGCTGCATATGGACCAAAAGAAAGCGAAAAACTTAATAGTAATATCGTAATCGTACCACGTGACCAAGCATTTGCACTACATAGTGCAGATAAACCAACAGTTGATTGTGGTATTATTGGTTCACCATACCAAAACCAACTTGTTAACAGTGGCAAGGCACACATTGTAGCACGTCCAGACAACAAGAAAGTCTACGGATTTGCTAATTCAATTTACACTACCGCTAAGTGGGCAGATGCTAATCCAAAGTTAGTTGCTGCACTACTTGAAGCAGAGAAGCTAGCAATTGAAGAATACAACAAGAATCCTATTCCTACACTTGAAGATTTTATTAAGCGTGATGGTCTAACCAATGTCACTGCCGAAGAAGTTGCAAAGATGAAGAAGGAAAATAACGATTCCTATATCACCACGCTTGTTCCATCATACGCTACGCTAAAGCTAATGTATGCAACAGGAATGATTGAAGGTCCAAATAGCAGTCTTCCTGACAGCGAGATGACCTATCATGCTAAGCATTGATAATCTTACAGTTCGTGCAGGTGGGAGAGAGTTATTCTCTCCCATCAGTATGAGTGTTCCACGTGGACAGGTCACAGTTATTATGGGCAACAGCGGCGTTGGTAAGACTAGTTTACTAGCTACTGTTGCTGAATATGCCAGTAGTTTTACTGTGTTTCAAGATAGTCATCAGTTGCTGCCGTGGTATAGTGTTCGTAAAAACCTAGACCTAGTATGCAAGCAAGATTATACTGCTATGGTTTGTGAGTGGGAACTACATGACCTTTTAGACCATAAACCTAACGATGTTAGTGGTGGTCAACGTCAACGGTTTACACTTATTCGTGCCATGTGCAGCGGTGCTAAAGTATTGCTATGTGATGAACCGCTAAGTGGACTTGACCTAGTAATACGCCGCAAGGTCGCACGTGATTTCAAAAAGAAAGTACAAGAGTTAGGGTTATCTAGTATTTGGGTAACACATGACCTAAATGAAGCAAAGTTAGTAGGAGATGAGATATCATTACTAGATGCATGGGGACTAAAGGCGATGCCAAGGAACATAAATGAGAAATCTTTTATCAAAGAACTGGGTAATTAATAGTATTGCCATTGTTCTATTGGCAGTCTTTTGGCAATTATCTTATACAATCACCAATGAATCTCTTATATTTCCAAGTCTTTGGTCAGTTATAACTGCTGCTTATGGTGTATTCCAGAAAGAAATCTTTTGGGAAACATACTATCATACCCTAATAACATTAGTAGAAGCATGGGCACTGAGTATACTTGCAGTTAGTATAACCGTATCACTATGTTTACTATCTAAGCCAGTTCGTGCAGTATTTGAGCGATACTGTGCATTTTTTATGCCACTACCCAGCTTTGCAATGATACCATTTGTTACACTATTCTTTGGGCTGAGTAAAACAACCATGCTTATTGTTATGGTATTATCTGTGTATTGGTTCATGAGTTATCAAACACTTGCTGCCATAGACACTGTTAGGCTGACATGGAGCAAGCATATTCACAACCTACGTTGGGGATATTGGAAGACATTTATTCATGTATACTTGCCAGCAGCCGCACCTACGATGTTCTCGTTAAACAGTGTTGCGTGGACCTACATATGGCGAACACTTATCACACTAGAGATAGCATATGGTGCTATTGGTGGATATTTTGGATTAGGTAGTTACCTAATAGACGTTAAAAACAAATTAGATGTTGATGTAATGTATGTTATATTAATAGTAATAGCAGTGACAGGCGTTGCCATCAACAGTTTATTCAATGTATTAAAGGAATTAAAATGACCGATTGGTATTATAAATTATTACCTGAACTGCCACACATTCCAGAGGAACTCATTCAGCTTGCCTATGGCAGCATTGATAGTGAGGAAAACTTCCAACATTCTCCTGATAGGATTCAGATTGATTGGAATATGACTAAGAATCTACAAATTATTGTTGATGGTAAAGAAAAACGCAATCGTCCTGCACTGGCATGGCACGTAGATGAGGAATTAAAACGTTGGGCATATGAAAATATCACTGATGTTGATGTAGCACATGTGAGAATTAGTGCAATCAAGGCCGATGATGAGCATGATACGTGCGGCGCACACGTAGACCGTGCACGAGAATACGCATTGCTCTACGTCATTGAGGATGGTGGACCAAATAATAGAACAGTGTTCTATCGTGAAGACGGTCAGACTATCATACGTGAAAAAGCTGCACGTTGCAATGACCATAGCAAACTAACTGAACTTGATAGTATCAGTATTCCACCAAGAACATGGTGTTTGCTTAATGTTCGTGTCATGCATGGTGTTCGTAATCTGAATAGTCGTCGTGTCAGTATACAAGTTGGACTTGATAGCCTACGTGGATTAGGGATAGAATAACCGCAATTCAATGCTTAAGTTTAAACCCTATAATAACACAGATACGTTTTTTACTGTCAATGGTATCAAAACGCACAGTAAAGTTGATGCTGTTCATAAGGCACGTGGTGATTTATCCCTGATAAAGTTTCATTGGATGGAAGATACGTGGGACAATACCGATTGGACTGATGAACCAAAAGACAGTTGGAAAACACTGTTGAAGATACGGTGCCAACAAATACGAGACAAATATCCCTATATCGCACTGTGGTATAGTGGCGGGTATGATAGCTATACTATATTAAAAGCATTCATTGACAATAATATTCTATTAGATGAGATATTAATCTATGATAAGAGAGATTTTTTCAACGACCCTGAAGTTGAAATCGCAATCAATCATGCAGAATTAGTTAAGAAGTTATACTATCCAGACTTAAAAATAAACGTTGTAAGAATAGATTATAAAGTTCTACTGAAGTTTTATGAGAATCAAGATTCAGATTGGGTATTCCATCCAGGTTCTGGATTAAAGATAACAAAAACAAGTCGATATTTTGCAACAAATATCATGGATGATTTCTTATTAACTAGCAAAAACATATCAAATCGTGGTAATATTATGGGTGTAGATAAACCCAAAGTGCTACTACGTGATGGTAAGTGGTATGGATTCATGGTGGACGTTGCAGTAGATTATATTGGTGCCAACCAAGAAAACTTCTATTTTAGCAATGAATTGCCAGAACTTCATATCAAGCAATGCCATATGGTAGTTGATTGGTTTAATTCATTACCAGAGTTAGATGAAGAATTAGTTCACGATGTGCAGGGAAAGGGACGAGCCGAGTTTGCAAGTAACATAAGTTTTTATGAAAGATGGAACTTGGCAATGGGCAGAGAAAAATTAAAAACAGGACACATATGGTCTATCAATGGATATATTAAAAACTTTCATTTGAACGACGAAACAAGTCTTGATAATATTAAGATTTACGAACACATAAAAAATAATGACACGTTGGCTTTTAACATATATAATAGTGGATTACAACTGGCTCGAACATACGACTCTGGCTCCTCTGGCAAATTGGCTGATAAAACATTAATTAGCAAACAATATTACATCAAAGATAGAACCCTTTAACGGCTCATTTGGCTCATCACTGGCAGCATAGTCCATTTATCAGAATACCCCTGAAGGTTGTCAGCACCCCGACATTGCTGTATTGGACACCGCACGGCTTGCGATAGGCTAAATGACGTAGCTATGAGAATAAGCAACTACAATCGATCAATTTTCGCTAACAAGGGAATTGACGAAACCGCTAGAACAATCTACTAGACGTAAGGGGGTACAGGCTAACCGCCCCGCTCAATAAGAGTTCTTTTTGTTAGTGTGATTACCGATACTCAGATGAAGACAGTAATCCATATAGATTTCCTGCTTAAGGGAATCTATATGAAAACGTCAATCTAGATGAATATATAAAAGGCTAAAGCCTTCTGATTATGATTGATTAAAAGATGTGAGTGAGCGAATAGCGAACGAACTGATGACCGTAAGGTCATCATATAATGTCAGAAGTAATTAAGACCAGTCTTCTTAGTAGTCTCAAGGTTTTCTTTGATAATTCCAGCAATAATGTCACGTTCTGCTTGGCCCATATCCATAGCTTCATTATACGTAATACCACCACGCATATGCCAACACATCTGTAAGATATTTTTCTTAATAGACCTTACTTCTTTTTCATATCTATCCACTAGTGCCATTAACTCATCTTGTGTAAGTGTTAGGATAGTGGCTCGAAAAAATTTGCGTAATCAAATGTAACCCCCACATTATATTCTTTTTCACATGCTTCACACTGAACACGTGCTGGTGGTAGGTTTGATACTTCTGCAATTTCACGAAGTTTTCCCTGCACAGCTTTAATAATTTTATTTGTTGCGTTATTATAAAACTCTGCAATGTAGTGTGGTTCTGTTACTATTTCACCTGTATCAGTAGTAATACTTTCTGTTCCCATTGTTAACATTTTAATATTACTGTCAATTATTCTCTGTAGATGCATATCAAACTGTGATTTACGTGTTTGTTCATCAAGTGAATCGTTTGTTATTACCTGAATTAGCTTCTGTTCTTCAAAATTAATGATATTGTTTTTGTTACTCTGCATGTAATTCATTGGTTTAAACTTAATTTTAAGCCCATCAATAACTAAAACTTGATTATAATCTGGAGATTTAATCTTTAATAAAATAGAACCTAGTTCAAGTTTATGTCTATTGTCATGGTCACAGTGCTGACATTTACTATCAATATCCATTTCATTGCCATATGTAGCAATACGAATAGCAATCAATATTGCATCTACATCAATTGTTGGCATACCCCAAGCATCTACGATATTTGGACAACAACTTTGAATTACGTCGATAATACTCTGACCGTTCATAAGTGCGTCAGGTGTACGCAACATAATTTCATCTTTAGCAGTCATTGGCATAATTCCAACTTCACCGTTAGCTGGAAGATTAAGACTATTGTTTGTCCAATATCTTCCACCGCTTGGCAATTTTAAGTAAACTGCTGGTTGTCTAAAATGTGAGGCTAATGGATTAGGATTTTGCATTGATTTTTACTTCCATAAATAATTGAAATGTTGTTACATTTATATTTAACACTGGAAAAATAGCATGGCAGATTCAGATATCGAACGTCAGAAATTAGAAGATACACTACGATCATTGCGTAGTCGATTTGGTGGGTTTGAATCTGTGCTGCGAGCACTACAGCAAAGTGCTAACCAAACAATGAATGCAACAGAACGTGCAGAAAATAATGAAAGATTGTTTTCTGCTGTTAAAAAACGTGGTACACAAGAATTACGTGATTTTAGTGATGCTGTACGTAGAGGCTCAATGTCTAGTGGTGATGCTGAGATAGCATTCAGACAAATGACAAAAGCCATTGAAATGGCTGCTGGAAAAGATGAAGAATCTCAACGTGCTGCTCAAGAAAGTATTGCTGCATTAACGCAGCAATATAATCAAATAAAGTCGCTTACCAATATTATGAAAAGATTTGATGTTGGTCTAGGTGCAGCTAGTACAACTCTTGGGTTAGTCGGTGGCGCTGCTGGCGGATTAATAAAAAGTTATCAGGGCGGCGGTAGTGACATTAGTTTTGCTATTGAAGCATCAAAAACAGGTGCGGAGGCGCTTAGCGGTGCATTTAAAGCTGGTGGAAATGCTCTTGAAAAGTTCGGTAAAGATTTAAGTGGTAGTGGTGGCAAATATAAAAAATATGCAGAGATTCTTGGTATTGGCGCTAAGTTAGCTGGCGGCGGTATCGATCTTTTACAAAAAGGAATGGCACCATTAAATGCAGAATTAGAAAATAACTACAAATCATTTATGGATATTAGTAGCAGTGGTGCTATATTTGCCAATGGTCTCAAAGGTATGAGTGATGCAAGTGCTGCAGTTAACTTAACTATGCCACAACTTGCTGACGTTATTAAACAAAATGCAGATTCTCTAACTCAAAGTGGAGTTGGTATGACTGCTGCACTTGAACGAATGGGCAAGGTTGGTAAAGTTATTAAGGATACTGGTCTTGATGCCCAGATGTACAGACTTGGTATCGGATACAAAGAGCAAGCTGGATTAATGGCTGAAGTTATGTCAACCTACGCAGCAACTGGAAAACTGCGTGGTGCATCAGAACAACAACTTGCTCAAACTACATCAGATTATGCTACTAATTTGAAATTGTTAAGTTCTATAACAGGACAAGACGCTAAAAAAGCAGAAGAAAAAAATAGACGTGCTGGATTCCAAGCTGACGTTTATGCAAAATTATCAGAATCTGGTCCAGAAGCAATGAAAAAGTTTCAAGATCAACTTATATTATTTCAACAACAAGACCCAAGTGGTAAAATGGCCGATGCCTATATGGCTCAAGTTTCTGGTATACAATCTGCAGACCCAGGCGTTCGTTCTCTTATGGAAATCCCTGCAGTTGTTGAGCAATTGCAAACTGCTAGCAATGCTACATTAGACCCTACTATTAAGTTAGAAGATGCAACTTCACAAACCGTGACAGCTATGGGAAAACTTCGTGAAGAACTTACCAAACCTGAAAACTTAAACTGGGCTACTAGATTAGCACAGGCAGGTAGATTGGGAGTAAACAGTGCCATTGTTGAAACAATTAATAATGTTTATGGAAATATGCTTGCTGCAACAAACTTAACTCCAGAAGGAGTTGCTGATGCAAAAGCAAATATTGAAAAACAAAAAAAAGCACAAGCTGACGAAACTCAAGCACTTGTAGATATGGCATCTGCTAGCCAAGATGCAAAAATATCAATTCAAAAAGCGTTTGTTGAAAGTGAAGTATTAAAATGGCTTGCTGGTCTTAACATAGCATCTGCAAATACAGCAGCAAGTGCATTCAATAATATTGTTTCTCCAATAATAGGACACCAAGAACCAGACAATCGCACTCAAGCAAGAATGGAAGCAATACAGAATAACATAGCGGACTTATCTTCGGCTAGTGCTTCGGACCCTCAACAAGTTATGGATAATTCTAGAATTATTGCTCAGTTACAGCAGGAACTTAAAGATTTACAAGATTCGCAACGTCAAACTGCTGGTATGAATGCAAGAGGATTTGCACGTGGTGGTATTGTAAGTGGTTCTACTGACGGGTATAGTGCACTTCTACATGGAACAGAGGCTGTTATTCCACTACCAGAAAATATGCGTGATGGGCAATTTGCTGATTTACTAAAAGAATTAATAGATTCTACGGCTGCAGGTCTTCAACCTGACTCAGACATCGTTAGAGCAATGCAGTTCATGGGTATGGATAATAATTCATCTGGTAAAGATTTCAATGCAGAAACACTAAATGCAATTGAAAAATTATCAAATATTATGATGTCAGTTCTTCAAGCTACGCTAGATGTAGCAAATAACACAGATAAGACCGCCAGAAGAATTGCGTAATGTGCGGATAGAATGGTAAATATCCTATAAGGATTTAAACATGGGTTGGAAGAAACATTGGCGTATCGTAAGTGACGGAGCATATAGTCCCGTTAACGGTAGCGTAACAGATTATAGCAGCTATAATTATCTCGGTAGTCAGGCAAATGCTGCTTATCGTAACTATCAGAGTATGTTACCAGACGTGTATAGTGGTCACCCTAATCGTATTGATCGTTATACACAGTATGAAAACATGGATTTAGATAGTGAAGTTAATGCTGCACTTGATATTCTTGCCGAGTTCTGCACCCAAACTAATGAAGAAACACGAACCGCATTTGAGATTAATTTTCATGAAGATGCTACGGAAAATGAAATTACAATCTTAAAAGAACAGCTTATTAAGTGGTATAACTTAAATGAGTTTAACCAACGTGTATTCAAGATTTTCCGCAATACCCTAAAATACGGTGACCAAGTATTCGTTCGTGACCCAGAAACCTATAAGTGGTTCTGGAGTGAAATGAATCGTGTTAGTAAGATTATTGTTAATGAATCAAAAGGTAAAGAACCAGAGATTTATTATATCCGTGACTTAAATCCAAACCTACAAAATAATACTATTACACGTCCACCAGGTCCAAATGACAGTTATGCATTTGCTCCTTATATGGGTGGCTCACGTTCTTACACTGCTGGTGGTGAGTTATTCTCACCAAATACACGCTTTGGTGCTGGTAATAATGAGTTTCCAGTAGCAGCAGAACACATTGTTCATCTTAGTTTAACCGAAGGTCTTGATGTTAACTGGCCTTTCGGTGTCAGTATTTTTGAGTCTATCTTTAAAGTATTCAAGCAAAAAGAACTACTTGAAGATGCTATCCTAATCTATCGCATATCCCGTGCGCCAGAACGTCGTATGTTTAAGATTGACGTTGGTAATATGCCAGCGCATCTTGCAATGCAGTTTGTTGAACGTGTTAAAAACGAAATTAATCAACGTCGTATCCCAACTCAGAGTGGTGGTGGATCAAACTTAATGGATGCTTCTTATAATCCTATGAGTATGAACGAAGATTTCTTCTTTCCACAAACTGCTGAAGGTCGTGGTAGCAGTGTAGAAGTTCTTCCAGGCGGTCAAAACCTTGGTGAAATTGATGATTTGCGCTTCTTTACTAATAAGATGTATCGTGCGCTACGTATTCCAAGTTCTTATCTACCAACAGGACCAGAAGATAGTGAACGTGCATTTACAGATGGTAAAGTAACAACTGCTCTTATTCAAGAATATCGTTTCAATGAGTATTGCAAACGTTTACAGAAGTATATTTCACCTAAGTTTGATACAGAGTTTAAGCTATTTCTTAAACATCGTGGTTTCAACCTTGATAATAGTATATTTGAATTGCGTTTCAATGAGCCACAAAACTTTGCAGCATATCGTGATGTTGAATTGAATACAGGGCGCATTGCATCATTCATGCAGGTAGCTGGTGTAGATTACCTATCAAAACGTTTTATGCTTAAGAAATATCTTGGTCTTAGTGAAATTGAAATGGCAGAAAACGACAAGATGTGGCACGAAGAACGTGATACTGATACTCCACAACAGCAAATGCAGGGTAGCGATCTACGTAACGTAGGCGTAACTCCAGGCGGATTGAATACCGATCTTGAAACAATGAGTGATATTGAAGCTGGTCAACAAGGAACAGAAGGTCAAGGTGGCGAAATGGGAGTTCCACAGGCACCAGGAGGAGAAGTTGGTGCTGGTGGACAAGCAAGTGGAACTGGCGGAGCAGGTGGCGGACAAGGTGGCGCTACTGCTGGTGCTGGTTTAGCTGGCGGCTAATAAATAGTTGACTGGAGTTATTAATGTTACTAACTGAAATGTTTAACGAAGATGTAAAAGACTATCAAGATGTTAGTCAAGACGACAGTCGTAATAAAATTACTGACTTACGTAAAACACGTCTTACATTAGCTCAAATTAATCAGCTTAGAAAGATGAATGACCAAAGAAACGTAGAGTATCAAGAAGAAATTCAAAGAGTGCGTAAACAATATGCTGCACCGCCAGCCGCACCCGTTGCTTAAAAATAGCGTTTTTCTCGAAAATTACCCTATTTGACGGGGTATTTACATTTACCTATTAAATATAAACATAGGACAAAATCCAACAGGAGTTTAACATATGCGTAGTCGTTACGAACAACTTATTGAATATATCATTAATGATGAAACCGACAAGGCCAAGGAACTATTCCATAGTCTTGTTGTCGAAAAGAGCCGTGATCTTTACAACGAGCTAGTTGCTGAAGATTTTGGTGAAGAAGGCAGCATGGATCAGACAGATGACATGATGCACGATATTGAAGCAGATCATGAAGGTGTTGACTCACACGATGATATGGGCGACGAAGATGATTTCGGTGATCACGAAGGTGAAGAGCATGGCGAAGAACACGAAGAAGCAGAAATTGAAGATCGTGTAATGGACCTTGAAGACGCACTTGATGAACTCAAGGCAGAATTTGAAGCTCTAATGGCTGACGAACAGCATGAACCAGAGCACAATGATGGTGTTGATGATCCAGATTTTGGTAACGAAGAAATGCCAGAAGGCATGGTTCGTGAATACGTAGAAAAGGTTGCAAGTCCAGGCAATACTGAAGGTCTACCAGTTGGTGCAGTTAATAGCTTCAAGTCTTCAACTCAGAAGAAGAGTGTAGTTGCTAGCAAGAACGACATGGGCGGAACTGCAAAGAATATTGCACAGAAGTCCACTAATGAAGACCCAGATGGCAAGGCTTACAAGGGTCCAAGCAATGAATATAGCAAGGGCGAAGGCAAACTAAAGGGTGCAGGTAGTTTTGAAAACGTTCCAGGTGCAAACGCTGGTAAGGCTTTCTCAAATGCTAAGAAGCCACAGAGTTCAGAAGGAAAGTTCTCAACTGGCGGTGGTCCAAACGTAAACAAGAAAAACGTATTACCACGTTAATAGGATAAAGTAAGATGAATAACTTTCTAGTAGAGCATCTCAGTTACGATCAGGCCAAGATAGAAATGTCTCATGGCCCAGAGGGTAAAGACCTTTACTTGAAAGGCATCTGCATTCAGGGTGGTGTTAAGAACGCCAACCAACGTGTATATCCTATTAGTGAAATTAGTCGTGCAATTGAGTCTCTTAATAAGCAGATTAAAACAGGTTATAGTGTGTTGGGTGAAGTAGATCACCCAACCAACCTACGTATTAACCTTGACCGTGTAAGTCATATGATCACAGATATGTGGTTAGATGGAGCAAACGGTTATGGTAAAATGAAGATTTTGCCCACGCCAATGGGCAATTTGGTTAGCACCATGTTAACAAGTGGTGTAAAACTAGGCGTAAGCAGTCGTGGATCAGGTAATGTTAATGACCGTGACGGCGCAGTAAGTGATTTTGATATCGTTACTGTAGATATTGTAGCACAACCCAGTGCACCTAATGCATACCCAACTGCAGTCTATGAAGGACTAATGAATATGAAGGGTGGTCATCGTGTGTTGGATATGGCTAAAGATTTAAACAAAGATCAACGAGTTCAGAAATACTTACAGGAAGAAGTCCGTAAGTTCATTACTGAATTAAAATTATAAAGTTCAGGAGAAATATTAATGTTCGAAGCTCTAAAACCATTACTGGAAAGCGGAATCCTGAACGAGGAAACCCGTAAGACTCTAGAGGAAGCATGGAATGCTAAACTTGACGAGGCTCGTGGGCAGATTCGTACAGAAATCCGTGAAGAGATGGCGGCTCGTTATGAACACGACCGCACCGTTATGGTTGAGGCTCTGGATAAAATGGTGAATGAATCACTGACTGCCGAAGTTGAAAAAATTAAAGCAGAACGTGAAGCAATCTCCGAAGATCGTGTTAAGTTTACAAAGCAAATGATGTATAAGGCAAAAAGTTTTGATGGTTATCTATCAGAATCTCTTGCTAATGAAATTGCTGAACTTCGCAATGATCGTATGGCAATGCAGTCATCAGTAAAGAAGTTGGAAGCATTCGTTGCTGAAAACCTACAAGCTGAAATTGCAGAATTTGCACAGGATAAGGCAGACCTTGCTCGCACTAAGGTAGCAGTTGTTACCGAAGGACGCAAGCAGCTTGAAGCACTACGTGAATCTTTCGTAAAGAAAGCAAGTTCACTTGTAGAAGGAACTGTCACTAATCACCTACGTTCAGAACTAAATCAACTCAAAACCGATATTCAAGAAGCAAAAGAAAATAACTTCGGTCGCAAGATTTTTGAAGCATTTTCTACTGAGTTCGGTGCAAGCTACCTTAACGAACGTGCTGATATCAAGAAACTTACTAGCAAAATCGAGGCAATGTCTCGCCAAGTTAGCGAAGCTCGTGAAGAAGCAGAACGTGCTATGACTGAAGTTAAGGCAAAAAACCAAGAAATCCGTCGCATCAATGAAAGCATGGAAAGAAACGGTAAACTCAACGATTTACTCAAGGCATTGAGTAAAGACAAAGCCGCTGTGATGTCAACACTGCTGGAATCAGTCCCAACAGACAAACTAGACGCAGCATTTAAGAAGTATCTCAACCATGTTATGGAAGGCGCACCTGTCGAAGCACCTGCTGGAAAGCAAGTTATTGCAGAAAGCCGTGTTGAAGTAACTGGTGATCGTACTTCTAAATCAGAAACTGTTCAGAACAGCAACATTATTGAAATGAAGCGTCTGGCTGGACTACTAAGAAACTAAATTTTGGAGAATAAAACAATGACACAAGAACTACTTGAAGGACGTTGGAACGAAACCAAAGCAGCCCTGTTGGAAGGTCTCTCTGGTAATCGTCGCACTACAATGTCCATGGTATTAGAAAATACCAAGAAGTACCTTGCAGAAAACGCATCATCTGGTGCAACATCTGCAGGTAACGTTGCTACCCTAAACCGTGTGATTCTACCTGTTATCCGTCGTGTTATGCCGACTGTTATCGCCAACGAAATCGTTGGTGTTCAGCCAATGACTGGACCTGTAGCACAGATTCACACTCTACGTGTTCGTTATGCAGATAACTTCACATCAACTGCAAGCGGTCAGGCTGGTACTGATGCTAATGCAGGTGATGAAGCACTTTCACCATTCAAGATTGCAAGTGGATATTCTGGAACTGCCTCTGGTGTTAATAGCACTGATGGCAAGGCTGGTTACACTGCTGCTCTTGAAGGCACACCAGGTCGTCGTTTGAACGTCCAGATTCTAAAGCAACCAGTTGAAGCTAAGACTCGTAAGCTCTCAGCACGTTGGACTTTCGAAGCTGCACAGGACGCACAGGCAATGCATGGTCTTGATATCGAAGCAGAAATTATGGCTGCTCTCGCACAAGAAATCACTGCTGAAATCGATCAAGAAATCCTTTACAGCCTACGTTCACTAGCTGCAAATGAATTCACATTCAATCAGGCTACTGTAAGTGGTACTGCAACATTCGTTGGTGACGAACACGCTGCTCTAGCTGTTCTTATCAACCGTGCTGCTAACCTAATTGCTCAGCGCACTCGTCGTGGTGCAGGTAACTGGGCAGTTGTTTCCAGTGCTGCATTGACTGTTCTTCAGTCTGCAACTACTTCTGCGTTCGCACGTACTACTGAAGGTGCTTTTGAAGCTCCAACAAACACTAAGTTCGTTGGTACTCTCAACGGTGCAATGCGTATTTACGTTGACTCATATGCTGACGACACTATTCCAGTTCTCGTTGGTTATAAGGGTTCTTCAGAAGCCGACGCAGCAGCTTTCTATTGCCCATACATCCCTCTAATGTCATCTGGTGTCATCCTTGACCCAACTACATTCGAGCCAGTTGTTGGCTTTATGACCCGCTACGGGTATATAGAATTGACAAACGTTGCCTCTTCGTTCGGCAACGCAGCCGATTACCTATCGGAAATTACTGTAAGTAATCTTTCATTCCAGTAAGATTTATTGGATATGTAATAATTAAGGCGGGGATTTTCCCCGCCTTTTTTATTAACTAAATTTTTTATTTGATTACTTAACTTTTAGAACTGCTTCTTCAAGTGCTACTTGGTGAATCATGCCACGATTGATACCAATATCTGCTAGGTCACGATCAGTAAGTGATGACAATTCACGCATGGTAGTGCGATAACGACCATAACGTTCCATCTTCTTTGCCATATTCTTTATGCGTTTTGCTAATACTTCCATAATATTTCTCCGTAAGTTATGCATTTTTATACCACCTATTTAGGTGCAATGCAACATAAATCTACATGCAATTCTGTAAAAGCTATTATGCGATGGGGGCATGACTACATAATCAATCAAATATGGGTAAATATAATGTAACACAGGAAAAATAAATGCTGCGTCGTTATTTTGGCAAAATCAGCCCAATACTAATTGGCAATCTAATTGGACACAATGGTGAATTAGTCATCGATGAACATGATAATAGTGTTTATATTATGGATGGGATTACCCCAGGTGGATACAAAATATTTGATGGTTATGCCCTACAACAAGATTTACAGCATATTAATGCAAATATTATTCCTTCATTAAACAATTATTATTCACTGGGCAATACAAGTAATCAATGGAGTGACCTTCATCTTTCTAATTCCCTAGTTTTAAATAATGCAACTTTAACTGTATCCAATGGTAATTTATACATAACTGGTGGAAGTTATAATTGGGTATTCAAAGGCGACGGAACATTTCAATTTCCAGATAATACTTTACAATCAACTGCTTGGACACAACGTGCTGCAAATGTAAGTGTATCTCCGCCAGAGTTTCCAGTAGGGGACGGTCAATTATGGTATAGCACAACATATGGCAGATTGTATACACGATATGATAATAATTGGGTTGATGCAAACCCTACTATTATTCCACCACCTAGCACATACGTTGGTAACTTAAGTATTGATGATACTACTATTAGCACGAATATAATTGATGCTCCTGTTATAATTGAAGCAGATTTAATCCCAAGCGCAAACGTAACATACAGTCTTGGTAGTCAAACTAATCAGTGGAAAAATTTGTGGCTTGCTGGAAATGCTCAAATATCTGGTACAGTTGCGCTCGGTCAAAGTTTAAATTTTACTCCACAAAATGCAAAACTTACATATGCTGATTCTGTTAATACATTTGCACAATTACTAATTCAAAACAAAAGTTCTTCTACTACAGCAAGTGCAGACTTGGTTGCTACTGCTGACAATGGCAATGATAACTATGCATACATTGACGTTGGAATTAATAGTAGTACATATAATCAAGCTGGATTTGGTTTGTCACGAGCAAATGATGGTTATATATATGTTGCTCCGCCACAATCTGGAGTTGGTGGTAATTTATCAATTGCAACATTTGGTCCTAAAGATATTATTTTTAGTATAGGCGGTCAAGATTACAGCAACGAAATTGGTCGTTTTAAAAACGGCAATGGATTGGTCGTAAACGGAAATATTTCATTAAATAAAAATCTTAATTTTGGTGGTCGTCAACGCATATACACTACTGATACGGTTGGTAACAATTCTATTACTGTAACTGCTAATATTAACAACGATATAAATGGTTTTTCAATAGTTGAGGGAACATATTCAGCGGCACAACTGTATACAGCGGGTAATATATATCTTTATACTAATACAATCGGTGGCAGTACTCCGCTATGGACATTTGATACTATTGGCAATTTGACGTTTCCTGATACCACTATACAGGCAACTGCATATAGTAACGCAGCGATTGCTGCATATTTGCCAATTAATTCTACTATAATTAGTTTATTCAGCAATGCAGCAAGTCAAGCAAGTAACTTAGCATCACTCACAACGAACGCAGCATCACAGGGAACTTCCCTTACAAGTTTAGCAAGTGGTGCAAATGCAAATACTGCAGCATATTTGACAACTTATACAGGTAATCTAACTGCTGGTAACGTAGTTATTGGTGGCAACTTAACCGTTAACGGTAATACAACTACAATAAGTGCAACTAATTTAATTATAAATGACAACATCATTTATATGGCAAATGCTAATCCAAGTTATATCTTAGATATTGGATTTGCTGGGCACTTTACGGCTGGAACATATCAGCATACTGGTCTCGTTCGCCAAGCAAGCAGCAATGTTTGGAAATTATTCAGCAATGTGACTGCGGAACCAGGAAATACAATAGATTTTACTAATGCAGTATACGATGCTATTCAAACTGGTGCAATCACAAGTCCGACAATTACAGATATTTACAGTAATCTTGGAACTCTTGCAAGCAATGCTGCAACACAAGCAAGTAATCTTGCATCTTTAACTACAAATGCCGCAAGTCAGGCAAGTGATATTTCTACACTTTACAGCAATGCTGCAACACAAGCAAGTAATCTTGGTGGTATTGTTGGTGGCACAACAACACTTGCTAATGTTATCACAACTGGTGGATTATATTGGTCAAACGGTGTGAGTGCACTAACAAGTGCATACGGTAATACACAAGTAAGTGCTTACTATGTTGCTAACACTGTTGCAACAAGCAATGTCCAAATCTTAAACAATGGTAATTTGAGACTGCCAACTGGTGGTGTTATAAACGAATCTCAAGGAACTGGAACTATTACACTTGTTCCAAATACTACTGCAAGTGCTACTGCAGGTGTTGTAATTGGTGGTAGCGGATACTTATTAGCTGCAAATGGTTCAAGAAATGCCACATTAAATTATAATTCAGTTAACGGACAATTTGGCGTTCCATTCATAAACATTTATAATAGTTCATCAACCGCAATAGTAAATGGTGGAACAAGCAATGTTGGCAATATTGGTGGTATAAGTTCATTCTTTGGCAATGCGTTTGTATCAAATATCTATTCACAGAATTATTATTATCCAAATGGAACATCTATTCTCACAGGTATTGGCGGAACATATAGCAATAGCAATGTTGCAAGTTATCTTGTAACTTATAGTGGTAACTCAAATGCCGCATTCTTTACAGGTAATGGTTATTATCTAACAGGTATTACAAGTGGTTCAACATATTCTAACTCAAATGTTGGTTACTACTTAAACAGCAATGTGATCACAAGTAATATTACAATTCAGGGTAATATCAATACTATTGGTAACGTTTATGCAACTAACGTAACTGCAACTAACACATTCAATGTTGGAAATATTACAACAACTGGCACTACTGGTAACTTAACTGGCAGCGGTTATGTTGTTGCTGGTAACTTGGTAGCAAATACTAATGTGTATGCTAACGGTTTCTACTGGTTAAACAATGGTGCGG